GCAACGCGGCGGCGGGGCCGAGCAACGCGGCGGCGGGGCCGAGCAACGCGGCGGCGGGGCCGAGCAACGCGGCGGCGGGGCCGAGCAACGCGGCGGCGGCCGGGGCGGGGCCCAGCAACCTCGCCGCCGCCCCGCCGTCGCCGATGCCGCCGATGCCGCCGCTGATGCCGGACGAGGAGCACGAGGACTACAGCTGCTTCATGTCCTCGAGCTTCAACAAGGACGAGGTACGCGGGCACGCCACTCTTGCGCAGCGGCAGTTTTGCCTGTGGCAGAAGCCTTTTTTGCCTGTGGCAGAAGCCGTTTCGCCTGTGGCAGCCGCTCTTGCGCAGCGGCGGTTGGGCATGTGGCAGAAGCTTTTTGGCCTGTGGCAACCGCTCTTGCGCAGCGGCCGTTGGGTCTGTGGCAGAAGCTTTTTGGCTTGTGGCAGAAGCCGTTTTGCCTGTGTCAGAAGCCTTTTTGCCTGTGCGCATGTGACACTTCTCTAACACTCCCCCCTGTCTTCCGGCCACCCCTCCCCCTCATACACCACACCATTTTAGATCCTCAATCAGGAGCTGCCGGGGCTGCGCATCATACAGGCGCAGCCTCACGACTACGCCTGCGGCAACCTGTTCGACCAGGTTGTCCACCCCATCGGCGTCCGCATCGACTCCTGCAACGCCGCCGGCATGTGGCTGTCCTTCGACGACCCGCTGACGGACGCGGTCTCGCTCGCGGTCTACACCACGGACACGCTGTGCCGCATCGCCTACGCCCAGGCGCCGGACGACGCCCCCAGCAGCCTGCGGGACTACGTGCTCGAGCCGCTGCAGCAGACCTTCCCGAGCATCGGCGTCATGCAGAGCGCGATCGGCCTGCTGGAGGACGCCTTGCAGCACAACAGCGCAGTGGAGGTCATGGACACCTTCTACAAGTGGATGCACGAGAAGGCGCAGACGCTGCTCGGCAAAAACGTGGTCTTCTACTACACCAGCAGCTTGCAGACCATGCCGGCGGCCATGAAGACGGTGCGCTGCTTGCTTGAAAGTTTCCCTCTATTTCCTCGAATCCCTTCCTCTACTTATAAATTCATCAAACTGACCCATTTTTGACCTCGCCACCGACCGCCACCGCCTCACCGCAGTTCATCAGCAACATCGAGCAGTACGTCAACCCCGACATGCGCGCGCTCATCAGCGACGACATGCTGGCCAACCGCGTCTACTGCTCTCCCTCGATCGGCGGCATCTCTCAGCCCGAGGCGTGGGGCTACGCCGGCGCCGCGGCGGCCTGCGTGCATGACGAGGACTCCCAGCTTTACACGGTCAACGCCAACGTCGCCGTGTCTGCGACGTACGTGTACAAGAAGGGCAAGGAGCCGGAGCTGCACGCCGCCATCAAAAAACTGCTGTCGCTGTCCTTCAAGATCAACCACCGCTCCTGGTGGTTCAACACGCCGAGCTCGTCCGACCCGGCGGCGGCGGCGGAGAGCTGGCTGGCCGTCGGCCGCCTCCACTTCAAAGAGAACCTGATGAAGCGCATGGAGGAGGCGCTGAGCTTCGCCGCGACCGAGGCCGCCGCCATCGGCCTGCCGCCCGACCTGCTGCGGCTGGACGACATCAAGAACATCAACGACAAGATCGCCGATGCGTTCTTCCCGGGCAAGAGCAAGGAGAACGAGCGCAACCAGTACAAGGAGTGCATCGATGCCTGCCTGGTCAAACGGCGCTTCTTCCTGTGCAATGAGTTCCTGGAGGAGCTGAACTTCGTGCGCATCGTCCAGCCGCCCGGCTATGCGCTCTTCACGACGCTGGCGCACCAGGTGAGCGGCATGTCCGTGTTCTCCTGCGCGTGGAACATGTTGCCCGCCGGCCTGTGCGCTGGGCACGTCGCCAAGGAGTTCATCGTGGGCGCCGCCGTCAGCAAGAGCCGCAAGAACAAGTCGGGGATCCCCGCCCTGCGCAGCATGACCGTCTCCTCGGTCGTCATGAAGGCGACTTCTGTCGTGGCGGCGTCGCTGGATGCGCCGGGGCGCACCGACCTGTTCAAGAAGCTCAAGATGGGGGCGGCGCTGGTGCAGGACGCCAGCGCCGTGCAGGCGGTCAAGGGTGGTGCGGTCACCGACATCGTGTACGTCGACGCGCGCTCGTACGCCATGGTGTGCGGCCAGTGCAGCTCGCCGCTGATCGAGATCGCGTACTTCAAGGACAAGGATGACATGCAGAACTACCTTGACGCGAAGAAGGGCTACTGGCCGTGCTGCGGCAAGTGCGCGCCGACGTCGCACAAGGTGCAGGCGATGCTGGGCGAGACGTACCGCTAGGCGACAGCTTTTGTTTTTCTGTTCTCTTGCTTGCGTTTTTGCTTGTTTGTGTATGTGTGTGTAAAACACTTCTGTGCCACAAGCGACTCGTCCTCTGTCACAAGCAATTAGTCCTCTGTCACAAGCCCAATTGCTTGTTGCTGGCACGCACATGAATGCACGTGCATTAGGCGCTCGCCGCGCGCTCCCATGTTGCATAGGAAAGAGAGCTCGCACAATAGCGCTGACAAGAAGGCTGCCCTCGCTCAACGATTAACGCTTGTTCAAATCAGCGACAACAACCTCAGCTCGGGCTGATTCTAACCACTGCACAAGTAGCAGCAGCGCACCACACCTCTGTTTCGCGCTGCGACACATCAAGTACAAGCTGTCTACTGGTTAAAAATCACTGAACGGCACTGCCCTGTGGCGTGCGGCAACCAGTGCTGAGGTACGCAACTCGGAGCAGCTGGGGTGGGTATCACATGACTTGTGCGCAACGCACGGTTCGATAGTCTCGGCCTAGGGATAAAAGCGTCTATCACAGTCGTCTTATTGCATTCCCGCACCAGGGTGGGCGATTGGCTGGCGGGGCGCGGCGCTGGGAGGTTCAACCAACCGCCCGCCCGCATCGGCCGATGCGTCGGCCTGGCTCGAACGTGCCCCCGCGCCCCCCGCCCGGCCCGCCTTCCGCGCTAACAACATGCTGCGCCTCCCCTCACTCGCATGCGGCGCGGCAGGATGGAAAGAGCCCATGCTACCGACGACGGCGAGGCGTCGGAGGAAATCATCGGCGAGCCGGACGCCGTCGTCGCCCGCGGCACGTTCGATGGCGTCGCCTTCGTCATGACCCGTTCTAATATTTACACGTTTTCTCGTTCTATCATGTCTCATCTCCCCCGCCCGCTGCGGCTCGGCTTTTTCGCGATGCTGGTCGCGCTCGTTCCGGCAGTCATTACATATTGGCATAACGGCGGGCAGGTGCCCGCTATTAACAACATCGAGGGTGTGATGCAGCGCCTGGGCCTGCCGTTCACCGTCTTGGAGGGCGAGTGGCGTGTTCTGCGCGAAAATGCCTGGGTTCAGCTCGCTATGAACAGCCTCCGTCACGGCATTCGGTACGTCAGCAGTGCTTTTTGCGCATTTTCGCGGTTGCTTGCTGCCACACGCTGTCTTATGCGCGAGGTCGTCGGCGCCGCCGCGCGCATCTTGGGCTCATGTTGCTAACAGCGCCGCCGCCACCTACCGCCACCCACTGCCACCCGCTACTGGCGCACCGCGCCCACACCCCAGGACGCCCGGGCGCATTTCCGACGACATGCGCATCCGAATTACAGGTTTTGCCGAAGTTCTACGCCGTCTGATTGTTCTCACTACCATTTCACAGCACCTTTCTGAGAGCATGCTACCTACCACTTTTTTCCGTCGTACACCAGTCGTTGATATCGATACGCTTCTTATGAGCCGCCCTGGCTATATCTATCCGCCGTCGCCTTCTCTGGTGCGTAAGGCGACGCGTGATTGCAGGCGACTGCATACCGCTTGATGTACCATACTCACCAACTCCCTTCCCCTTCTCCTTATCCTCTCCTCTCCTCACACCCCACGCCTTGCTCACCCACAGAGTCTTAGCCACGCGTCTCCCCCCACGCGCACGGCCGTTCGAGACGGCGAAGTTGCGACGCCGGGGGCTGGCCGTGCAGCTTTCGTGGATTCTGCAAACATCATCGCCAACAATGGCATGTCTCCTCCTCTGTATGATTATAACAGGAACTACGCAACTTCGACGATGCACCGACAGCACACGAACCCTTCTGGCGTGGACATGCGTGACTGGTACGGCCACGACATGACCATTTTCCCATTCACTAACCTCGTCGCATCTGATCCTGTTACTGGTGGGCTGGTTCGCAACACAAACTCAGCTTTTTACATGCCGCTGATCTACGACGCTTTGGGGCGTGGCCATGTTTTCCCATTTTCTCGACCGACGACTGCCGTTTTCAACTGGGCGAGTGCTGTGGAGCGCCTTCGCAGCTGGTTCCAAGCTCGTGGCATAACCATGGACAACATTCCACATGATGGGCCGTATCATGCACCTGCAGAGTTTCAGGAACAGCTGTTTGGCGAGCGTGGTCTCATTGTGCTGGGTCAAGAAATTGAACTGCTTGCTATCCGACTGGTGCGCGCTTTGCTGTGCTGCTTACTTACTTGCTGTACAGTGTGAACCAATTCTTAACATTTTCCACGCACCCACCCTCTATCACCTTTCCGCACTACTCAAATCGCAGCAAAATCACGAGATGCGGATGCGCCACCCCGATGGCCGCGACTACCGCCAAGAGCAACTTATCAACGAACTGGAAAATGATATGGCGCAGCTGCGATCTCCGTCGAGCGCCGAGCCTGCTTCACGCCGCCGGTGCGCCTGTTGCTGCCGCTGTTTTTTGTTTGACGACCGGCGATGACTGTCCAGCACACTAAAACATACCATTCCGTTTCATCCACCTGCCGCTCCGCGCGCTCGCACCCACAGGCGTTTGAACACCGAAGATATCCCATCCATGGAAGATCTGATCAACGTGCCGACGCATATGAGTCCAGTCCGCATTCTTCATTTCGATACGCCCGAGGGCTGGCGTCTGCTGCAAACGGAACCGTCGTCTATGCCAACGCCACGGATGCCCGCCACCGCTGCCGTCGATGCTGCAGAGACGGCATGGGATGACGCCGTGGCAGCAGCGCGGCAGACGACGCCGATGATGGCTGAGACGGTGGCGACTGCTGCTGCTCCTCCGACGGCTCCGACTTCTTCTCCTCCGACGGCTCCCGCGGCAGCTCCCACGGCAGCTCCCACGACAGCTCCTGAATCTGTTTTCATGGCTCATGACATCAGCCGCGCGACGGACGCAGATTTGACGTCGCTGCGTCAGGCAGCACGTGTTTTCATTGACCGGCTGGAAACGGAGCAACATATTCGTCGCCGCCGTGGTACGAGCCATTCACGTGTTCTTGAATACCTGAGCCTTTGGATAGATGAATTTACCCCAACTGACACACGCGCACCCACCTCCCACGCTGTTGCCCTGCACCCTCGCAGAAACTGAGCTTCATAACGAAGCTGCGATCGCAGATATTATGGCAAATCGTGCTGGCATGTACTGTGTTTACTGTCTTCGATTCCGTACCTGTGCTGATATGCGTATCTATTTCTGTGGTCACTACACGTGCGACACCTGCTATCAGGAATTCAGCAGCGTCAACCACCGGCGGGCGCGTTCGATTTGTGGCTACAACTGTCCTCCGCCCGAGTGGTGGGACAATTATCCGGAGGGGCTTCCGATGATGGCTGGCGTTCCAGGGACGGTGCGGCCTCCTCGGCGGTCTGGGCCTCTCTTCAATCATCATAACAACATTAACACGCGTCTTCCGCTGTGCCCGGAGCCAATTCGAATGCGCCAGTGCGACATCGGTATCATCGAGGCTCTCGAGATCGAGCAGGCGGCTCCAGGCAACACGCAACCTCGCGCAGATCCCGTCACGCCTGCGGCGAACATTTTCGGTCACCAGCTCTAATTTCAGTTTTTCAAGTGGTTCAAGTTTTCAAGTTGTTTCAAGGGTTTCAAGCAAACGTTACAGACAAAAAACCTCACATGGCTGGCCGAGGTAGTGGAACGGTACGGGCGAGGGGTGGAGTGTAAAAGTGATCGGACAAATTCACGAGAGTGATTTTGAACCATTTGAACATGGCTTGGGGTTAGGGTTTAGGGTTGGTTTGAGGTTTGGGATTGCGGCGCGCACTTATAATGCAACGCAGCGACCCACAGCAACAAGCTAATTAGCCTTGGCAAAAATGCAATTCGAGGTAGGCCTCCATGAATTTCCAGAGCTGCTGCATAGCTTTGCCCACGACGACAAATTGATTTCCCTCCCCTTGGATGCAGCATACCAGCCTAAATTGATATTTCACAACAGCATTCTTCACTACACATTTGCGGTCGCAATTTCCGCCGACGAAATCAAATTGTGGAACATCGGAATCCAAATCCCTGCGGACGGAATTTCGCTCGTTGATTTCATAAACGCCTTTAATTACGAATGCATGCAAAATGGCGGCTACTTGTTCGCGGGTCTCAATGAACACGGGAACATGTTCGTAGAATGCATGTGCGGTGCCACCGTACACATTTTCGAGAACATTGATGGCGACGTACGATACATTGGCGACGTGAAACAATTCGGGCAAACTGAAATCGAGTGGGATTTCTTGACGAAATGGTGCCATTTGTGGTGCATGCCCATCATCGTTTTGGAGGATACACCGATTCTGTATCTTTACGCCGAGCTGTACCGTAAGAATGGCTCTGGATTTTACAGTCGCGACGAAACGGTCGTGCTCAAAAAAGGAATTTACTACAATGTACAAGACGTCGCGGATGCGCTAAACCGCAACATTCAAATGCGCGGCGAGCGCGGTGGCTTCATTTACAAGTTCTTGCACAAGAATCAGGCCAAGCTGGTGGTGGCGGCGGCGCACAAGCAACCCGAGCCGTCATTTCTCCGAATTCGCCCACTCCATCACGGTATTGGAATGACCGAAACGGTTGATATCGTTCTCCAAACGGGTTCCAAATTTTATTTGCACGAATGGCCGTGTGGAAAATTGTAAAACAAAGGCGTACGTTAAAGACTTGATCATGAAAACATTACTAGAGTGCGAGCAATGCTTGCTGAAATTTTTGGCTACCTAGGAGGTGCTATTGTAAGTCTACAAGGAATCCCGCAGTTAGTTAAAGTGTGGCGCACACGATCCTCGTCGGATCTCTCTTACCTGAGTTTACTTACCTACTTTACGGGGGGCGCCCTCCTTATCGCGTATGGTATTCTCATCCATCAACCACCCGTTTATGCCACCGTGTCTGTAAGCATGACGAATACGCTATTGTTGACGCTTACGAAACTGTACTTTGAACGATTTCTTACCGATTGTAGCTCACAAATTCCTTGAGCTCTTTGATCTCCGATTTCAAGTCTTTGAGTGCTTCCACGATGAGACCTAACATATTCCCATACGCAACGCTGTACATTCCGTCTGCGTCTTCGCGCACGACTTCGGGGAGCACCTTCAGGATGTCTTGTGCAACCAAACCAGTGCTCCGAACGTTGTCGTGGATGCGTGTAAACGTATAACCGGTGAGCTGCGACACTTTGTCGATCGCATTCTCTATTTTTTGCAGATCCTTCTTGATGCGAAGATCCGAGTCATTGGTAATGTCGCCATGAACAACACAATCCAAAGCAATGTCCACATTTTGCAGGAAATTAACGTCCTGTGCAAAGGTGCCTGTCTGGTTGAATTTGAAGGTGACGTTATTCTCATACGCGACCGCCGGTGCCGTCGTACCTATACCGATATTGTCATTCTCGTCAATATAGAGAATGGATCGCTGGCTGGATTCGAAATGGGCGGTTGGTATGTTGCTTGAGTTGTACACATAAAATCTGCTTACCGGCACGGTGTTTGTGTCGCCTACACTGAGAGGCACATTGAAGTTGTAGAAATCACCGGCAAGGTTTCTCCATAGAGGTGCATAGTCTGTTGCTTGGTTCGTATTGCGTTGAACCTCTTGAACAAGCAATTTATACTCAGGGTGGGGCTGTATTCTGTAGATGAAATTACTCGAGTACGTGATGGTATCGTTTATAACGGTGCTGATCGCATTATCGAACACAACTGCGCTCGCATAGAGTTTTGCAAAACTCTCCGTTGTTGAACCGATATTCTTAAAGTGAATGTCGTTTAGGACACCAAACATCACCAAGGGTGAGGTATTGGGACCTGTCGTTGTCAGATTGATCTTCCCATTCAAGTACAAATCGTTCCAGCGGAAACTTGGCAATCCGAGATTCGCCATGCCATTGATGCCACTCACAACATCACCGCCGTAACATGCGATGCCATTTGCAACACTCAACTGATACTGCGCCAAAGCCAATGGAATGGCCATATCCCCGATTCGTACACGGTTATCACGTGTCACGATCGTGCGGTTAGCTGGATAGCTCGCATTGCTCAGCATGAACAGCGGCAGATCTGCATTGGAAGTACCAGTGTTGTCTTGTACAATGATGAGTCCCTCGTTACTGGCTTGAATCGAGAGGTTGCTGCTCAAGGTCACTCTCGAATCAACTTTATTGAGCGACAAGTCACCGAACACAGTTACGTTGAAGCGCTCGCTGTCGGACTCGTATGGCGTAACCTCATAAGCTGTCATGTAGCCATTCGGTGCATCTGAAATGTATTTCTGCGATACGTTGTAATTCTGGCGCAAAGCAATGCGGAAGGTCTTGTGATCCATCTCGACTCTATAGATGGAGCCCTGTGTGTTCGTGTCCGTTTGCATCATATGCATTTGAACTTTGTCCGTACGGGAATCCAATACCATCATGTTCGCGGAGTTCTCGCCTGCAATGAACACCAAGTTCGACGTGCTCTCCGTGTAGTTCACATGAAGACCGCCCCAGTAAGTGATGCCGTTATCAACCTCACGACGAGGATTGAGAATAATATCATCTCCGCGCAAATAGAGACCAACCACGCTGCTTTCATCTTCCGTTGAGAACAGTCGTCGTCCATTCAAGAAAATCGCCTGTGTGACATTGAGCTTTCCACCAATAACGCACTCGTATTGACGAGCATTCTGGGCTTCAGCCTGCGTAAAGGTATGACGAATGCCAACCTGTCCATTGCTAGAGAACGACAAAAGTCGAACGGGATCTGTGTCCGTCAGTCGCTGTTGCTCAAACACGAATTCATTGCTGGCACTGTAGAAGCGATAGTCATTTTGTACGTCTTGTCCAAACACTGTCGAACCATTCTGGAAGATGATCTGTGGTGTATCCCACAAGTTGCACTCAGAATAGAATCGCAGCGAACCATGCTTTCCTCTGCACGCAATGTCAATGGCGAATTCCGGCGCTGTGCGTAGAATTCCGATGCTGCCATTCTTGGTGAAGCAGAACTTCTCCGTCGTCGAGAGGAGCGACGCCGCCTCCGAGTAATGCAGCGCCAGCTTTTGCTCAAAAGTCGATGACGGCCCCAGGAAAGCCCAACGAGAGTACTGAGTATTCGGATCGCCTTCGAAGCTACTTATCTGTTTCTCGAGATTGATTGATGCGACCATGCTGGATGTATCTGTTGTTCCTCGGCGGACGAGGCGCAGCATATTGTTGCCGGCGGAATCGGAAATCACGTGCAGATTTGCGTTGGGGGTAACGGTATTCCGCATGTTGACTCCAATAAAGCGGTTGAAGCTATTGGAAGGATCGATCGCAAAAGTCAAGTACGCATCGCTGGTCTCAATATCAACCAAACGCACCGTGTTGTTGATCACGCCAATACGCACACCCTTGTTGAATTCGTTCATGACTTCAATGTATCCAGTTGTACCTTTGGCAATGAAGCGTGCAATCGATGGACGGTTGGCAACTGGCTGATAAACGCGTAGTGGAGCCGTCGTCGAATTATAGACAGACCGTATAAATTGATCCGTGTAACCAATCGACATATAACCTGAGCTATTCGGACGCACATGCACGATGTTACCGCCGATAAAGACGTCGTTGTCACTGATCTCAGGATAGTCATTCTCAATAGCGGCATTGATCATTACCTGTCCGTTGAAGCGATAACCACCTTTGGCGTTGACCGTACCAAGCACATAGAGATTCCCACCAACCGTAAGTGCTGCGGTTGAATCGTAATCGTTACTGCGGATAATATTTGAATCGCATGCCACAAATACCTGATGCTTCATGGTGGTCTGATTCAAGCGACACCATAGGGCAACATCGGTGGTTCCCATATTGCTCCCAACGCTCGTTAATTCAATCGATTGATTATTGCGGTTGGCTTGCAGCGCCCATGATCGCACTGTATCCAAGAACATGACACCATGGTTGTTTTGACCACCTCTCGCATGAATCGCAACAAAGACCGGCTGATTGTAAGGACTCGCGACTTCGAGAGGATACGTGGTATTGGTTACGCCCACGCCCACTTTCGCAATCGTATACATGGACAGCTGCTGGGCAGGCACCGTGTAGTTCTGAGAAGGCTTCAACCACGGCACAATCTCGTCATCTGTATCGGTGAAGTATCCACTATGCGACTTGATGCCACCTTCGACACTCAAACCATAATTGCGTTCAGGTGGAATGTTGATGCCAACATGCGGTGCGCTTGCATTCAAATAATACAGTCCAGCGGTGTACATTTCCGGCGTATTAGGGCTCGGATCCGCTGTTTCACGCAGCAACCATTGACCAATCGGTCGAAGATCTCCATTTTCGTCCGTGAATAAGAACTGCCCATCCACTGCAATATCGCCATGAACATCGAGCGTCGCTCGTGGTTCAAAGGTATGAAGACCCACGCGACCTGGAACGATTGCATTATTGACTGTTTGCTTCGTGAAAATGCCAAGCGTTGGAGGATTTCCCGAGCGGATCAAGGGCGTCACTGTCTTTTCCGCATCCTCATAATCACCAGGGTAGAAGTAAATATTTTGACGCATGTTCTTGGCGATATTAGCATTGAAACGCTGATCAAATTGGTTACCCGTTGTGATAATGAGACTCCCATCGATGACAGACCTCGCATCATCTGTCTGGAAATGACCAATCGCCGCAAATCGCTCGATACGATTTGTGGATTTGTCAGAAAGCTCAAGCTCGTACATCTTACTGGCGCGTTTATTGACGACAAGCATGTTCTCAACTTGGTCTTCTTGATTGTTCATACCGATGCCAAACTTGGACGGTGTGTAGACAATATCGCCGCTCGCATGCAAATTGAGGTTGGTTTGTGTCCCGGAATACTGCACATTCGAACCGAATTCAATCTGTCGCCACTCATTGCAACCTGTATTACTATTGTAACCCCAATATTGGATATGACCCATGACCTTCAGGCTTTCATTCACAATCAAATCACGCTCCACGTAAACATCATTGCTAAAGCTGGCGTCATAGTTAACCACCAAACGATCTGCTTCCACCGTATCAAATCTGGAATATCCGTCCACTACGAGTCCGTTCGTGAACTTCGCACGGCCATTCACGTAAAGCTCTTCTTCATGGAAGTCCCGTGTATTCACGGCAATGTTGGATGCAAAACTGTAAATACCTGGGAAGGTGCCTGAATTCACATTGCAAGCCTCCATCCAAATGTTCTGTCGTCTGACATAGATGTTGTCGATGTTTTGAACCACATCCGCTTGCGGATCATACATGACAATGTTGCAGGCGAAGAAAATGCCGTTGACTTGCAGCTGAGCAGGCGAGCGTACCTGTCGCGTAATCGCATTTTTATCTATGTAAGTAAAGGATAAATCGACGTTGCAATTTGTCCGAATGCCCACGTTTCCACTCACGTCAATGCACAAATGTGGTGCGTTCGATCCACTGCGTGCATAGCTTGGTACCTGTGCAGTTCCGTAAGTCTGTGAAAAATATTGATTGGTGCGGTTGACGTGGAATTCAATCGGCGTCCGCGAAGTGGTGTTGATGACAGCAGGCGACTCGGCTGCCGTGCCCAGAATCGCCATGTTGAACACGGATCGCTGTGTGTTTTGGATGCTTATTTGTGCATGGTCAATGTTGCGATCTGCCGACTCAATGATCTTGATCGAATTACTGTTGTTTGCTGCGTCCGCAATGGCGGATCCTAACACCACGCGGCCATTGTAGAAAACGGTCTTTGCCGCATTGGTTACAAGCTGCCAATAGTTATTGTTTGCAGAACCACTTATGACTCCAGTACCCACGCCCACATTGCTTACACCAACTGTACCAGCCGCAGTCTGAATAAGGCCATTGATGAAAACGTCGCCTTCCACATACAGTGCATACTCGCGGTCTTGATTTTGGCGATCCGGAATGGATGACTTAATGGCAACGCCTTCATGATCGACGATGAGACTGTAGCTTTTATTAACGCCTACTGGAGTCGTCGTCAAGTGCTCACCTACAACTAAGTACTGAGTGGCTTCAAGGTCTAACGTATCAAGCGTCTCTTCACTGACATTGACACCTAAATGATCGACCTGAACCACATTTGGCTCAAATCGAATGTAGTTGTCCCCACTCATTCGATTGAGAAACTTCTGCTATTTGGACAGAGAATTATTACCCTTAAGCAACTGCAAAAATAAAGCTTATTTGGTGTCTTGTTTTACAAATTTGGACATTTTCGTACCGCACGTCGTGCAAACACCCGCCATGCGCGCGCGCTTACCATCCACAATTTTCTTGACGTCTTTCATACTCTTCGTGGCTTTGCATTTGACACAATAGGCTTGAATCTCGGCGTCGGCTTCGCCCGCGCTGCTTGCTTTCTTCGGCATGACTTTTTCTACTTTATGCCGAGAAGTATTTTTCAAAGGCGTCTTCGCGAATGATCGAAATCCCAAGGTCTTTGGCTTTCTGAACCTTTGCGTTCGTACCAGAATCGTCTTTTGCAATCACATAAGACGTCTTCTTGCTGACACTGCCGCTCACAATGCCACCTAGGGATTCGATGATCTTTTCCCATTCCTTGTTTCGGAATCCGGTAAAGACGAATGACTTGCCCTCGATCTTGGCACGTGAGAACCCGGGGGCTCGGCCGAGCTGCTCAGATGCGGTCGGGGTTGCCGGAGCCATGGCCGCGGCCACCACATTCACCGCGGTTGCTGGGGCACACGACAGGCCAATTTCCTTCGCGAATTTGAAGAACTCGGGAAGTCCATCGACGAACTTCTCAATCGTAGCTTTGCCGACGTTTGGAATGGTCTGCGAAAGCGCCGCCTTGGAGGGCACTTTATACTCGCGCACCTCAGGGAATGCCGCTACCAGTGCCTTGAGCGTTTTGAGACCCAGGCCACGCCCAAAGATCGTGCTCGCCGCCATGTAATCCTCACAAGTAGCTTTGGCGCGTGCTTCAGCAATGGATTGGACGATCTTGGCGGCCCCGGCAGCAGCAAAGCCATCTATGCGCAGAAGGTCGCTTTGCTTCAGCGCAAGGATCTTCGCCATGGTATTGAAACCAGCCTCGAAAAGCTTTATCAGCGTTCCTTCGGCGACGTACTTGATATCAAGGTGTTTCACGAAATGCTGCAGACGCTTGAGCTTCACATCCTTGGCATCGTCTTTGTTCTTCAGGATGATATCGATGTGCGTGTCGTTCCATTCGTATTCCACGTCTTGAGGCATGCTACCTTTGCCCGTGAATGAGGGGCTGATGACGCGCAGAATGTGCGGAATGACATCGCCTGAGCGAATGATGATGATGCGAGCTCCGGGACCCACAGCGTTCGCCTCAATGAACTGTGCATTAAATCCATTTGCCTTTCGGATCCAGACGCTGCCGAGATACACAGGCTCGAAATGCACCAGTGGCTTTAGGTAGCCGTCTTTGCTCGCGTTCCACTCTACCTCACTGATAATGACTTCCGCCTCTTCATGCGTCAAAATGCTCTTGAAAGCGAACGAGTGCTGTGGATTCTTTCCAGCAATAATGTTGTGTAGGGCGTTGTGAATGACGACGATGCCGTCGACCTCGAATGGCGAATGCTCGCGGCGGTTGATCAGATATTTCGTAAGATCTTCGACGTTGATCACAGCGCCGTCCACGATGTCATGGTGCACCACGCGGAATCCAAGGCTCGCTGCAAGCGCCAGACCATCTTGAGGCGTCAGGCGCGGCTCATAGACACTATAGACGCGATACTCCAACTCGCGCAGAATTTCAGGATCCGGATGCTTGGCGTTCACGGTGCCCGCAACCACATTACGCGCGTTCGACCCCTTGCTCTCCAGGCGCTTCCAGGCAGCCTTGCTCAAAATGAGCTCGCCGCGGAACACCATCTTGGTTGAGGTTGTGGGTGGCGGGGGAATTCCCTGGATGGCTGGCAGAAGGTGCGAAATGTTTTGACCTTTGGTACCGTCACCTCGCGTGTAGAATGCCCAAGCACCTTTGCTCCATTGCAAGAGTGCGGAAATGCCATCAAGCTTGTCAGAAATCATGAAGGGACCCTCGTATTTTTTGACAAACCTCGCAATCGCACGGGGATCATCCTTGATTTTATCCAGCGACCCCATGAAGTACGGCAACTCCACAGCGGCCTTGTGTTTGTTTGCGGCAGGTGCAGGTGCGGCGGCGAGGGCAGGAACAGGGGCGGCAACCGGGCTTGCGGCTTCCGCCGGCACTGGTGCACCGACACGATGGAGATACGGATGCGCTGGATCCAATTTGGCAAGTCGCGCTTTCATGACGTCGTACAGATCATCTGATAGGAAGGGCTTCGATGTGTTATGGTAGGCATCTGCGGCAGCGAATAGGATGACGCCAAGCTGCTTGGCCGTCAGCTTGGGCAGGCGGCCATCGGGGTTGGCCAGAAATTCGTCAATAAGTTTTTGAGTCGCTTTTGGAAACATGTTCATACTTAAATAGTTGAATTGTATTTTTCTTTATTATGTCTTATCCTTCTTACCAAGCTGTGATCGCCAAAGCGTGTCCGTATGTTTGGGCTAGCATCGATACCCTTTACCTGATTGCAATCAGTTTTTACAATTTCCTCCTGAAAGTTCGCCAATTCGTGGTCAAGTATTATCCGTCTTCCGTGTCCTCCGTGATCTATATGGATCTCGAGAAGCGCGAATACACGGACAGCTCAACCGCGGAAAACTGCTATGTCGTCTTCCGTGTGTGGGACAAGGAAATATGCGAATATCGTGAGTTCTGTCTCAGCACCGATCACGTGAAGGAAGCACTCGGTATCCCTTGCACCTCGTTGATCACTCACCTGAAGGGCGCGTACATTGTCGAGCGTTTGAAGGCCTATCATGTCGGCATGGAGATCCTCGTCAAGCAGCGTAAGCTCTTCGAGTTCACGTACGCCGAACAGAGCATGCTCGCTGATTTGAAACCATACGAGGCAAGTCTCTACATGACGGACAATCTCACTGTTCTCGCTGCTGTCATGCTGTTTCTGCTTGCCAACAAATCGGCTCACAAAGCCCGCGATCTACCACAAGAGTTTGCGGTCACCACCGATTTCGATTTCCAAGAAAAGAAATTGACGTTTGAGCAAATGCTATTCCCTGACCCAAAAACAGAAAAGCTGACAACAGATGCAACATCAGACACGGAAAAAATTGAGGACATCATAGAAGAGAGCTAGAGAGATAAAACACTGAATCAAGTCATGCAGCAAATCGCCATCCAGAAGTCACTGCCTTGCCTGATCATTGATGGCGGCTATTACACGTTTTATAGGTATTTCGCTACCCTGCGGTGGTTTCAATTCAAGGAGCCGAACCCTGTATACGATGAACTTCATAACAATGCGGCCTTCGTGCAACCATTCATGAAGCACGTGAAGGATGAAATTGAGAGCATTTGCAAGCGATGGAAGACAACCAAAGAAAACATCCTGTTTGCACGCGACTGTCCGCGTGATTCCATTTGGCGTAATGCGCATGCAGCCACCTACAAAAGCATGCGTGTTCCGAACGCAAAGTTCAACTCCGGCATGTTCAGGAATCTGTACGATTATCTAAAAGAGCAGCAAGTCTCTGTCATCGATATCCACGAGCTCGAAGCAGATGATGTCGCTGCACTGACAAAGGCAGCCCTACGAAACAATGGATATGAAGAGGACATTATCTTCATTACAAACGATAACGATTATCTACAACTCCTGGATGAACGGACACACGCCTACAATCTCCACGAAAAGGATGGCGCTCTCCGTAAGCGCAGTTGTGGAAACGCCAGCAAAGACTTGCGTGTGAAAATCCTGATGGGCGACAAGAGTGATAACATCCCTCCGGTATGGCCCCGCCTCGGGACGAAGACGGCCGAAAAGCTCGCAGAACTATCCGATGCAGACCTTCGGGCTCATCTGGAGTCCAAAGGCGCATGGGAACAATTCGAGAAAAACCAACGCCTGATTGATATGAACTGGATGATGTCGCATTATTTCCCCAAATACAACGAGTGCGTTCAGGTGCATCTCGTGTGATTCGCGCCATGCACGCGCCGCGCATCGCGTCGCGGCAAGCAATGTTGTTTTTGTAAATTGGCATGCGCTCACGAAACATGCATACTTTCTCAAGGATTATGTAGAGAGGCGAAAGCAGCCACACGATCCGTGTGAACATGCTTCCCGTTTCCAGTGTCAACCAAATACAGGCCACGGGGGGCAGCGGATCTGGTTTGCTCGAAGATGTAAGCACGCGTTCGCTAAAAACAGCCGCCCTTGGGCAAAATGCCGGAAAACTCAGCACCGGACTCGCCAATGCATTCATGGGATACGAATCAGGTCGCGCAAATAAAGCAGGTTCCTATGACACGTTTGTTGGGTATCAAGCGGGAGCCGAAAACACGTCTGCATCCTATTGCACGTTTATCGGTGCGCTCGCGGGACGCCAGAACCGGCGAGGGGCGGCCAGTGTTTTTGTCGGATATTCGGCAGGTGAATACAATGCTGACGGCGTCGAGTGTGTGGGCATTGGTGCCTATGCCATGCGCGAAAATGTGAGCGGAAACCGCTGCGTGGCGATCGGTTATCGTGCCGCAGAGCGCACGTTAAATGGAGATTTTAATACGATGGTTGGCGCGGAGAGTGGCCAGGACAACCGCAGTGGCAACTATAACACCGTCATCGGTTACCGATCTGGGCGCGCGCTTTTCAATGGCGATGAAAACGTTTTCACCGGCGCGTTTGCAGGTTATTCAAACGCTTTTGGTTCCGGAAACGCCTTTGTTGGGTTCCAAGCTGGGTATGCAAACCAAGGTGATTTGAATACTCTGATCGGTTCGCGCACGGGCACCTTTATTCAAGGCAACACCAACGTGGTCGTTGGTTCGGAGTCCGCCTTGAACTTGCATGGGAACGCATCGGTTATTGTCGGCACCCGAATGGCCTTGAATTTGATACATGGCAGCTCGAACGTTTTCATGGGCAGCGGTGCCGACAGTTATTTCACCTCGAACACAAACAGCATTTGTATTGGCACCCGCAATGCCAAAACCATGTCGTACGGGATTGTTGTCGGCGAAGACATTGAGATGCGACGTCAAGGCACGGTCAGCCTTGGTTTCAATATCCAATCAGACGCAGATAACTCCGTGATGATCGGCAACGACCTCAACATTAACAGTGTCATCAATTTCAACAATGCCCTCCAGTTCAACCTGCGCAACATTGTGGCCGAAGATGGCGCAGGCAAGTTTGGCATTTGCAACATTGAATACACAAATTGGCTACAACTCCCGGACAGCGATCCGTTTTCTGTAGCACAATCGGGCGCAATCACCGTCAATACGGTGAGCTCGATTTCCCAAAAACGTAGCGGCGAGCTTTCACCAGATTCGTACGACTTGCGCCAAGTCATGCCTTCATATGCGCTCTTTAATGGTATCGGCATACGAGTAACCGCACAGAACGACATCACGGATCCTCAAAGCAATATCGTGCAAGAAATGAACGTCATGACAAAACTGAGCATTTCCAATGTCAATCTTACATCACTGGGCAATTGCAACGTCAGCGTTCGAAATGCGCTCGTCACGCGCTCGCATCCAGCTATCGCAAATTTGAGCTCACCGACGGTTGTGAATATTTTGCGCTACAATCAGCAAACTGCGGACGTTCCAATTGAAATTGCCAAAAGTGTTGCGCGGCCAAAGTTGACCCATGCAGCGGCCGTAGCCGGCACCCCCGTGAGCACAAAGGTACATTCACTTGGCTCTCGCTCCACCCTGGATGCATTGCATGCATCGAATTTGTACATGAGTTTCACTTCGGAGAGCGGAGTCTTCTCTCTTACTTGCAATGTCTTTGATCCTGCCACGGTCAGCGTTGCAGCAATGGTGACAGAGCAACCCAAATACGGCGTCGTGGAACCGCTCGTTTTCCATCCCAGCAATGTGAGTCAGGTCCACTACACGGCATACCCACAATTCGCTCTTCAAACAAGCAGCGACAGTTTCTCAGTGTCGACATCACTGAATATCGTGAATTCATCAAACGAGCCATTTTCGCTTTTAACCGACAGCAACTTGGCTGTATCCATTGATCGAACGAGTAACCTGCTCTATACCGCCCCGATCTATTCCTTCTCGAACATCGGAACAATCCTTACGCGCACGCATGTGCAGAAAATACCCTCCAACATTCCGGCAGACGCGACCATCGATACCATGTACATTCCGAATAAGTCTTACATTATTCGAGGCGCTACAGCTTATTCGAGCAATGACGTCGCTCTGATGTACCAAGAGCGCATCATTGACTACCCAGATTCGGCAAAACTCACGCTCCTTGGATCTATTCAGAGCAGCGTGAATACCTTGATTACGAACCTGGACACGAGTCGCAGCAATCTACTGTATCCGATCGCGTCCAACGTTCGTTCAAACATCTACGCGCTCAACAGCATCGTGACAAATAATGCTGCTCGCCAGGGTTTTTCACAAGTCCTTGGTAAATATCAGCTGGTCGAGACGCCATCGTTGACACAAGACTTCTCGAGCATACTAGGGGTGGGCTTCTCAAATAACTGGATGTCGTTTGATACACAATTGAATTCTTGGCTGAATTCGTATGACTCCTCCAAAACGACTTATTCACCATCCTTTGCCGCTTGGAGCAATACTGCTCTGTTCTCACGCTCTCTTTTCACGGAGAAGCGCTGGAATGTCGAAAGGGATCTGCGCGCAAATTATTCCAATTTGGTAAGTACACAGGTGAACAAGTCTTCGGCAAGCAACACCATCATCAACTCCATCAATGGATCCGGCAATATCGGATGGTACGCGACCTTTAATATTCCAGACACGCTCTCCAACTACAACACCTGGTATCGAAAGTACTATGAAGTCCCAAGGTTGTTCATGACGTACGATGATATTCTACAGAAGCGCATCCAGATAGAAACCATGAGTTCCGATGCCATCCAAGACGTCATTATATTTGACTTGAGAAATGCAGGTGGTGTAGGATCGGAGTTGGTAAATATTCCATTCATCCACGCTCCATTCTCCAGTCAATGGGTCACTCCCATCCAATCGAATATATCGCTGAGTTTTGCGACATCCGTCTCGACCCGCGGCGGCGTTCCCTCCATCGCGCTGCCGACCATTGCACTACCATCGCTGACGACCAGCAATGTTTACATTAGAGAATACCCAGCTTACGGAGCTTTATCGAATGTGGTTACTGCAAATAGCATTCGTGCAGCAAATATGAATCAACTATCGCTTTCATGGTTCCACCCCCGCAAAACCAGCGATCACTTTACGTTGGTAGCAACCAACTCCCTGAACCAAGCGAAGGCATTTGATGTGGCCGTGGGTATGACACCGGCGCCGTATTTCCTACCCATGCGCTCGCCCTACTTTCTTCCAAAGCAATTCGTCAGCATCACAAACACATGGAACCCTTCTTATACCGTCGCAAGCCTTTCAAATACAACACATATTACCAGCAATGTGACGTCCATCAATTATGATGGAATAACATCTGGTGTGTCGTCCGTGATCATCACCGACCCCCTGACAACCTACGACGCTAATAAAGGCGTCGTGGCCACAACTTCCAATATTTTCATTTCCTATGAAGTCGTGAAAACCGAAAGTCTCGTCGGCCAAAACTATCTCATATATAATACCGCCCACTGCAATGTCACGCAGCGATTCCGAGATTCCGTTCTCCAATCAAAGGTCATTTCTACCTATGATTCGCGCACGTCGAATGCCATCCAAGATGCCACGACGACCACGGTCAAGAAAATTGAGACAGCGTTCGTAGACATTCGCCAATCGTTTATTTACACCTCCAACATCATTTTCACCAGTAACATTGATGCAACCTATAACTATTTTGCATACGAATCCTCGAATGTGAATAGCGGAACACGGGAACCCCGGCTCTTGTACAGCACGTTCTCCAAGACATTCCCACAAACCAGCAACACGAGCTTTACGACGTACACAGGCACATCGCCGATCGTCACTACGACGGCGTTTAGCAATTTGTCCATGACGTCCAATGTCAGTTACTACGACACCTACTATAATCTCACACCCTACATCTTTTATGATTCCCTCGCGACCGTGACGTGGTCTGCAACAAATCCAGTCACTGCCAGTCTCGTCAAGGAAGGTGTTGGCTTGGTGTCGACGGCGCTGTACAGTGATCTTGAAGCAGAAAAGCTGTTCATCAAAGTGCCACCCACCACCCAAACCCTAACGCTGAATGCCCAACAACAGACCCTACAGGTGATCCAGCGGATCAATAACAATAAACCGACTATTGATGCCTTCAAGAGCGTGAGTTTATGGAATTCAAATATCGCGTCCGTGGACAGCATCATTCCGGCGTCTGAAATTGCAAATGTTGGCTTTGGGACGACCACCAACGCCACGAGCATCACATTGCACGTGTGCGCATCCAGTAACGGTGTTTTTCTGAACGAGTTCGGCGAGGTCGCATCGGTCTTTGATGTCCGCGATGCAACGGCACGGAGCAAAATACGCTATCGCTCGACCGATTCATCATCTTCAGCGGATCTCGTCCGCTATCACTACATCGGTGTAATCAATAACGTAACATATATATCCTCCAACATCGTGAGCACACTCGAGTACAAACGCTCGCATTCGCCGTATGGCAAAACCGTGAATGTCGGTATTGATCGGAACGCATCGTATGCTGACCGCGCGTACCAGCCAACCACCTTGAGTCCCATTGAATTCGCTGTTCGCGCACCAGGCGTACCAACCAACTCACTATGGATCCATATAACAAGCCTAGATGGCGTCCGACTGAAAGACCTGGACACCGGCGACCTGAGCGACATAGGCGGAAATTACGTGCTTTACCAAAAAATAATTGATCGCAAAATAGCCGTCGAGATGAGCAGCCTCGAGCGTTCATGCAATGCGGTGATTGAATATACAGCGTATCCTACCAACCCTGGGCAAACAGTACCTACCAACAACGCCCTCTTCACCGGCCGATTCAGCGTGTATGGAGTCCGCTATGATGATTACCCTGTGATTTCTTCCTCATCCGGCGAGGTTTCGGAAATCCGCATCGACCAGTGGTTGCATCCAAGTGCAACCAGCAACTTACGGTCAGGGCCTATCTGGCCATTCGTGAATCAGTTCTGGAAGAATGGCTATGCACTGGATCCCAACGATTTGAAGTGTGTCGTCACAGATTTCCCAGAGCGCGGCTTCCTGGCTTTACGCGATCGTACAACTCAAGTAGTGCGTCCGGCCTCAGCGCTGAGCCTCTCGAATTTATTGAACAATGAGGTCTTATACATTCCCTATGAAGCTTCCGCAGCAGGCTTGAGCAATGACGTCATAAAAATGAGAATTGCACACTCGAACGACTGGTCGTCCACCGAATACGAAGTTCGCCTGAAAAACTATGCTGCCTTTTATTCTCCAAAGGTGTGGGATCCAACGAAACAACTGCCCTACCAGCGCATGTGGGACATTCGCGAGCATGTCAACCTCTCTGCGGGTCTCTTGACGGATAACTACACCCTGGCAGATTCTGTCTTCGCGTTGCCGTTGCAAACAACGAGTCCTCTATCGGCAAGTGCAGTGCCGATATCGATATACAAGGCCGGACAAACCGGACAGCCAGTTCAAGATCTACGGACAGGAACCCTCTACTTAGAATCCGCCCCACAATCCAGAGCGCCCCGTGTGCTATCCAACGTGGTCAGCGCAACAATCGATCAGTCTGACCGTCTCAGCTTCTCGAATCTGCTGTTAGGCGGTAGCGCACCACAGACACTCCTGCAATACAATGGCCTTGCATCGCGATCGCTCTTCTGTCTTCTCACGGGAGCGCCCGGACATGGAATCGTCATGAATACTGCGACAAGGAAAGCGGTTGCACAATTCTCAGAAGTTGAACTGAGTGCAGATGCGATCCATTATCAGCATATTGGGGATACTGAGAGCGCATCGGATACGTTGGTTCTTCATATTGGAAGCCATGAATATGATGTCCTTCCGACGCCAATTGCTGTGAATATTAGCATACGACCACTTCCAAAAGTGACACTGAATGTAAAAGATTACCTATACGAGCTTACATCGAATGCAGTACTCAGCAACATACAAGACCTTCGCCCGTCCCTAGCATTCACCGATGGCTACCTCCATGTTTTAAGCAACCAACACGCCGTTCTCAAAGAGCGCTCATCTTCGAACGTGCAAAATTTATTCTCAAAAACTGCACTCGATGACAACCTGATAGGAGCCACGCTTCTGCCATCCCTTCTGACCACTTTGGGTGACACGTTCGCGTTTGAACCCGTCTGGTTGGATTTGGTTCCGAACATGCACCCATCGTATCACATCAACCCTCTTATCGCAGAGCCACTCTACCGACCGATATTTGTGCGGCGTTGGGAGAACTATTTCAATCGCTACGAGCACAGTAACATTGACATTAGTCCACATGCGCAAACATCCAATCAGAAGATCGAGTATGAGTTCAATAAAGGATCGCCGAATTTTGCAAACATCCTTGACCGAACCATTACGGTCGCTCTGCAGGTGAGACCCCAACAAGGCCTTACATATGCAAACGGGTCAACGTCATTCATCCAAACAGAGCATCTGAGGAATTACCGATTCGATGTCGTCTTCATCATAGACGACCAGTATTCACTCACCATTGAATTCTACCACACTCGTCTCGTTGTGCGCATTCAAACGGATACATTAAACGTTGTGGAGGACGTCACAATACCATCGAACCTGAGGCTATCCTACGGTGAATGGAACAACTTGCAGATCGTCGATTATGATATAAACAATGGCGGAGGATTGAGCGTCTATATTCAGTACGACTCGACACAATTCCAAGACCTTAATGCGGCACGCAACGTCTTGCGCGGAAGAAACATTCCCGCAGTGGACATGAATCGTATTGTGCGTGTGCAAATCCGGACGAACTTCTACGATCCCGAAAACTTTGTGCGAGCGACGAAAGAAAGTCGTAGCGTTGGCTCTGAACTACCCGTGGATTTTGACTTGACCAATTACAGCCAGACCATTCAAATACAAAACTTTGTGTTTGCCGCCTCTACGTACTCACGTATCTTTGATCCATTTGAGGATTATGACCCAATCACACACAACATCGCCATCGGCAAGCAAATCCAGGTAAAAGGCAATAACAATATCTGCCTCGGCAACCAGTTCTCGACGTCTGGCACAAACTCGATCATTGTCGGGAACAATATTGGGTTGACGCCTGGCATGGCAACCCTTATGGGTAGTAATGTCAACACAAGCGCCGTCAGTGACATATACGAATCCATCATCATCGGAAACAATTCCTTCAAAAATGCATTCATTCGTGATATGATTGCGATTGGCAGCGATCAATTCAACGACTTGTTTGATGATAACAACGATACGACGGTCGCGGATCGCCTCAACAAGTACTTGTCCAAGCGCCCGATTGTCATCGGCAACTCTATCAGCAAATCCAATATCGAGTATGAAATCAACCTCGGAAATGTGTTCCTAAAGACGTCGGAATCGGGTGAGAAGATCATGTTGGGCAACAATGGGGAGATGGTGGGCGTAGGGTTTACCAGCAATCTTGAACTCGATCCGGAGTACATATTGCATGTAAACGGCAACATGAAAGCCAGCGGAACCTTATCCTACACGACTCGGCACATTGGCGCACTGAACCACCATACAAGTAGCATGTCCAGTACATATAGTGCAGCTGGATCTGCGAATTTGGGCGCCATTTTGTCATGGCCGAATGGTGTTACAGAAGCCACGAAGACGGCACGTATCGTTGCCACGCTGCATCTCGTAGCAAGCGATTCCATGTATGCGTACCGTATGTTCGAAGGCCTCTTGCGATGTACCCAAACGAGCCCCGCGCCGTATTTGTTCGCGACACTGGATACCAAAAATTATGTGAGTAGCTTGAGCGCGTTTTCCAGTGTGAGCCATCAAGTCACGCGACAGAATGGCCAAAGCGTGCGCGTGTTGTTCGAGTGGTCGGCTGTCGCACCTGGTTACGAAGCCACCTTACAGATGGATGTGTATGCCCCGACTGACATTGGTGCATTAACGTTTACATCTTACCGAACGTGATAGGGACTAGGTCTCGGTAGCGGCGGTGGCGGCGGTGGTGCAAAACAGATCAGGAACCTCGGCCAGAACATCCGGGGGAGTTGGCTGCATATCCTCCGTCCCAGATCGCTTGAACAAATCTGCTCCAGTATCAAAGCAGACTTTGATGTGTGCCGCATTGGTGAACTCATGTTTATCGTATTCGCGATGCGAGAAGGACGCCACCTTTTGTTGCAATTCTTCAATCGACAAGAAGTAGCTAAAATGCCAGCCAGCATTCGGCATATACCGATTCACGGCCATGCCGACGCGACAATTGGTAAGAGAATATTGAGCCAGGCCGCGGTCGTTTATAATAAACGCTTTGTACCAATGGTAAGGTTTCAGCCATTTAGTCGAATAATAGAAAAACTTCATCTCAAGAAAAATGGGTGTGTGGCAAACGTCGTACAAACCATCACGTATGGTTTGAAAAATGTGCTTACGCGGAATCTCATCGCAGTCCGCACAAAGAAGGATTGATTTTTGCTGTGGCGCAAAATGCTTCTTATACGCATCATAAATGGCGTCGCGCTGGTAGGTCTCTCGCCACCAGGAAGCGTACGCATCGCTCACCATCCATGTGTGTTTTGCATTGGTTTTGGGCCAATCTTCCGGCATGTCTGGAAAGCGGTCAATGGCGTGAAAAATGATCTTCGACGCGAAAGGAGCAAATTGGTCGGAGTTGCGTTCAAAATGCAAAAAGGGTTTGGGAATGCCACTGAATGATTCGCGTGCCTCAACGATGATGAACGCATCGACCTGGTCAAATAGGTAGGCGAGCCGCTGTAAGGCGATCGGCTCGCCATTATAACAAAATGCGTCGATGATGTGAGGCTCCGGGCGCATAGGAAAGAAAAAAGAAGTAGCCTTAAGCCGGGCGAGAAGCGAGTTGTGATTCAAGCGCTTCGACGCGAGCTTTAAGTGTTTTGATGGACTCGACCAAGTGCGCGAAGAATTCGGACGAGATCGTGTATGTGTAACATTGCGAACCGCCCAAGAGGGACGCTTCGTCCGGACTGCACATACCCTTGATCATCATGTTTGGGAACACGGCACCCACTTCCTGTGCGATGAAACCCGCTCCGCTACTGCTTGGATGCGATTCCCGACGGCGCCAGTCATACGTGACTCCCCGCAGTGCGCATATTTTTTCGAGTGAATTTTGCAACGTTTGGACATTTGTTTTAAGACGCTCATCCGAAGAAATAGGGGTAATTCCTGTATTATTGTAAATGATGCCATCCACTTTAAGATCTTGCGATATGGATGCGGATTGTTTGACCTCGAAGGCGTACGCGCCGGAAGTCATTGAAGTGCCTCGTATGGTTGCCGTGTTCACATTTAATTCCGCTGTTGCGTACAAACCATCGCAGTACACTCGGCTATAGGCGCCATGTGCGTTGATAAACTTTGTGTTCAATCCTGAAATCGAAAATGTACGTAATTCCCATCCACCTACACTCGGTAATGGTACGCCGCTTTCGCGTAGAGTCAACTGTCCATCAATGGTAACCGCACCCGATACGTGCGCCTGCGCCACAGGATTGGTAGTGCCAATACCAACATTTCCGGCCGCTGTGATCACAAACGGATTGGTTGCCACCAACGCGCTTGTGTTGAACTGACTGATTCGCTTGACTTTGAACGTATTGGCTTCTACACCACAACTCCATCCATTCACAGGATTGGTGCCCACCTCGTAGCTCACAAAGGCTGTGCCGTTTGGCGACGCCGTTTTTAGCAGTAAGGGAGCATCCTGAGAGCCGTTGGCCGTCGGATTGCTCACCATAATGCCTGCTTGGTTACTGGATCCCGTATTCTGCACATGCACAAACGCGAATGGTGCGACGGTTCCAACGCCGATTTTGCTGTCCTGCTGCAATACTTGGATTGCGGCTCCGTTGTAATAAGTCGCCAATGCATTGCTCGTGAACGCAAGGCTCACATTGCTCATCGTGAAGCGCGTGCCGGACTGTGTAAGGGTTCCGATTAGCTGTGTCGGAGTCAGGAAGGAGGTTGCGTACGCCGAACCGTGAACGTGCAGCGTAGCCTGCATGGCAGTTGTTCCAATGCCTACGTTACCAATCTGGCTCACACGCACCTGTTCCGTGGAATTTGTGGCAAAGGCAATGACGTTCGCTTCAGGCTGGTACATACCCGTAGTAGGGTTCTCAGACCAAGAGTACGACGGTGTTGCCGGTGTGTTCGCCTGCATTCCGTAAAATTGCTTTTTGCCACGGACATTCGTTTCAATGTCTGTAAGGTTCGATGTGATTCGGATGACATCGGTGTGCGCATTGGATGAAAGCACCGCGTGGATGGGAAGTGTGGTGCTCTGTGCTGGGCCGAAAATCTGAAAGGTATGCATGTCAGACAAATACCGCAGCCGCGAAGTGTCATCGTTTATGATGGTCGCGTAGTTCGACGACGTCATTCTCTATCCTCTTTCTGAGACAATATATTTTGAATGTGCGCACGAAGCGTGCGTTTGTAATGCTTCCAAAATGCAACGCACTTGGCTCTCGTCTGCTCGCACTCTTCAGGATTTTCAAGGAGTCTCTTCATCGCTGCAAAGCCTTCCTCCCACGTGGTACATGCAACGAATGGCATCGTTGTTTGCGTCATGGCACCAAGGAGAGCGTCCCAGTAATTCGCGATGTATCGCACCCACGGTTGATTGATGTTTCGACGAATGGTAATCGGAATGCAACCACTCTCCAGGGCTTCGTACAGACGGAAGGTGTCGATGCTGTTGTTGCCGACTGGACACAAGACGAACTTGGAGCTTGCAAGCTGCTCGACATACGCATCGTCGCTCAGAAGATTACGCTCAAAGCCGCCGGTGCGATGCACTTCGTACGGCGTCACGGCTTGAAACATGCGCAATAGCAGCTCGCGGTCGGATTTCATGCTATAACCGGAAAAGCTCCATGCCAAGGGGCGTTCGGATGCTGTCCGTGCCGCCCGAGCTTCTTGGCTCGCAGCGGCGCCGACGCACGACTTATAGCCAATGGCGAAATGCGTAACGTTTGGCATACTTGCCAGCCCAGGATGCAAATAATTGCGGAATACGTGTTTGCATTGAGGTGTCGTATAGATCATATAGTCATCATCCAAGAACTCGTCGGAAAGATGGATCAGGAAGAATGGCGTATCTGTGTCGAGGTAGTCTGTTTGGAAGCGCTCCCGGTGCTCGCGAACGTTGGAAACCACGACAATGGGGTAATGCGATGGAATGCCTTCGAACAAGCTCGAAATCCAATGATATTCATAGGATTGTTCTGGATTCGATGCCCACCAGACAGCTTGTGACATGACGAGATACAAAAATAAGATCGACAAAGCTTTAATTCCACACTTGTTAGTGTGCGGAAGCGTTGGGAAGAGGTGGCAAGTTGAACTCGATCCGTTGTCTCGGTCGCGACTGGGGTTTTGGAGGAGATGGTCTTTGTTGGATGATCGCCGGAACATGCGTGTAACCAACACAGAAACTTGCCGTCGCTCTATGGCGGCCATCCACCACCGTATAATAGCCATCGTCTCTTAGTAAGAGAGTGACGGGTTCAAATGCGGCACGTTTTTCTGCAATACCTGCCCACACACTTGTCCAACGACCGAGGGGGAAGCCATGGCCAGATGTCATGAGCGCGGCAATCTTGGATTCCATTTTGGGCGTTTTCTTACAAAAGTGCGCCAACGCATGTTGCATGCCTGCGTCAAACACCAACATCTGTATTGGTATGTAAGATATAGGCACACCCTTATCGATTGCACGATACATGCGTGGGCGTAGCACAGGTGTCCGTGATGATGGACTGGATGGGCTTGGCATTTTCTTATCAACATATCCGAAAATGTTTAAGCGTGTAATAGTATATAGGTTAAACAGCATGAGGCATATTTGCAAACAAAGGTCACATCCAAAACTTGCGAAACCGTTTGCGCGCTATGTGTCGCGGGCAGGTGCGCTGCCGCATGTGCTGGCGCCACCATCGCATGTCATGGAGCATGTGGCATTCAAGGCGCCGATCACACTCGGTTGGGCGTTCCCAGACATCGGTCTCACCGCCCCCGAACCAAAGGCCGTGTCTGCGCAGGCGCCAACGCCTTTACGCAGAGCCTGGACGTTCAGCGATTTTCTCAAGGCGCTCAAAGAACGACGCGTGAGCTTTGTTGTTCTACAAGAAGAGATGCGCACAGCCGTCGCGTATTTGACGGACGATAGTGAGCGCGTCTTCACGCTACCAGCGAACCACGATGTCGCCAGCGACCTCATCAAGTACGACATTCCGTTCGAGTTGGACACACGAAAGCCCATGTCCACCAGCACCATTATGGAAGCCATGGGGATGTTCTTCCAGTTCCTCTTTCTCGGCTTCCTGCTCCGCATGATCATCCTATCGTTTTCTGGCGGCGGTGGTGGTGGCGGCGCAAATGGCGTCTTTGGAATGGCAAAAAGCCGCGCCAAAAAGAAGGTCGAGAGCGACGTCACCTTCAAGGATGTTGCTGGCATGGACGTCATCCGCAAAGAGGTCGAAGAAATCGTTGATTTCATGAAGAATCCTGAAAAATACAAGAAGCTGGGTGCAAAGCTCCCCAAGGGCGTGCTGCTCTCTGGTTCACCGGGCACAGGAAAAACACTGTTGGCGAAAGCGATCGCGAACGAAGCGGGCGTTCCCTTGTATGCATGCGCCGGATCGGAATTCGTGGAAATGTTTGTCGGCGTGGGCGCTGCTCGCATCCGAGACCTCTTTGAGGAAGCACGCAAAAATACGCCATGCATCATCTTTATCGACGAAATCGACTCCATCGGACGCAAACGCTCCAGCAGTTCCACGTCAAATGCGAATACCGAACAAGAAAACGCCATGAACCAACTGCTCACGGAGATGGATGGTTTTGGCGATTCGAGTCAAATTGTCGTCATTGGTGCAACGAACCGCACCGACATCCTGGACGACGCGCTGATGCGCCGCGGACGCTTTGATCGCCAAATTGAGGTGGCACTACCAACCCAAATCGGGCGCGAAGCCATTTTTGGTGTCCACACAACGAACAAGCCGGTGGCCAAAGACATTGCCCTGTCCGAACTCGCGAAATGGACGGCGCAGTTCTCCGGTGCAGACATTGAATACATGTGCAACGAGGCCGCGATTTTCGCCGCGCGCAAGAACTTGAGTGAAGTCACGCGCGAATGCTTTGAGTACGCGTTCGAAAAGGTTGCACTTGGTCTGGAGAATGAAGAAGTGGCCATGTCCGACTACAAGCGTCGCGTGCTCGCTTACCATGAAGCAGGCCACACGCTCATGGGACTACTGATGAACGACTTTGACGCCTTTACGAAAGTCAGCATCATTCCTCGTGGGGCGGCGGGTGGCGTCACCTACTTTTCGCCCAGCGAAGACATTGGACTGCACTCTCAGCAGTATTTGCTGAACAAGATCATGGTGACACTCGGTGGTCGCATCGCCGAGGAGCTCACGTTTGGGAAGCTGAACACGACCACAGGGGCGTCCGGCGATCTCGAGCAAGTGTTCGTTACGGCGAAGCAAATGGTGAGTTATTTTGGGTTTAACGAGACCTTGGGACCTGCTCAGTGGAGCGAGGACTACGGAATTTCAGGCGAAACGTCCAGTGCCGTAGACGGCGAGATCCGTTTCTGCGTGGAATGGTGCTATCGTAAGGCACGCGAAATCATGGAGACGCACGAGAGTTACCTAAAGAAAATTGCCGAAGAGCTCATCGAGCGGAACTCGTTGAATGCGGTGGAAATCTTGGATATCATCTCCGGCCTGGCCTGCGACGTGAAAAAGAAGACCATTTACCTGAACACCTGGGAAGAAGCCGTGCGACAGGCGACCGGGGCTCAGGCCGACGGCGAAGGCGAAGGCGACGGCGATACGGAGGCGGAAGACGCCGAGGACGCCGAGTACGCCGCGAAACCCTTGCCCGCGCACCCGATCGATTGTGAAGACGACGGATAGAAATTTGTTTGTATCCTATCTGTAACAAAAGCGACCTAGAGACCAGACAGCAAAACATGGATTCTGCTGCGATGTATTTTGGATTCGAGATTATTGGCTTACTTGTACTTGTACTCCTCATCGGCTATCTATTTGCGATGGCACTCGTTGTTCGTAATTTTGGATATATAGCACAATATCCCGTGAACTTCCTCTTTGAATGTATCTTATGGTTTGCCATTCCTGCACTCCCCATATTCTATTTCACAGCATCCAAGGGCATCAAACTATCCACCGCATACAGGTGGTATTTGATCATTGGATTTGTGATGCTTGTACTTCATACCTTGTTCCATCTCTCAGGATTCTATGATTACCTTTTCGCAAATGAGCTCGCGGCGATCATGTGAAATATTGCATGGCAAGAATGCCTAAAATCATCAGTGCGACCGTGCTCACCATGAGGGATGTTGCTTTTCGATCATCCATCTTGAATCGTTCGTGCACGAACACGTACACAGGAACAATGACGATGAGCACAGACGCAATCATGAACGCCCTGAAAAACATATCCGTCGAGTTGTAAACCTCGTCATGAATCTTTTTCATGCTGTCCATCGCTGCCTGTAGATCGCGATCGGTAGGAGGCGCGATGGTTGTCGTGCGACTATCTGTTGCCGGCCGGCTGTTCAGCGTAACATCGCTTTGAGGCGCGTTGTCAAGCGCCATAATCGACACCGGACATGTTCCGTCTTCCGCCATGGAGTACTACATAAAGACGCTACTTTTTCCACTTGTGAACGCCATGTTCCAAATATTTGTACAGTTCGTTTGCCTTTTGCATGCGGTCAATCACCGCTTGTGGCACGAGTTCGGAGCGATCAGTGCGTGCGCGATTTACGTTCTTGTAGAAATAACTGCGTACCTTTTTCTTCGTCCGAGCGTCGGTCGAATTGTAAAAGTACTGCACAATGGCGTTTAATTTGTTCACACCGTCCTGGTAATCCATGCGTAAAATATTATCGACTTCCACACCATATTTGGTGAGCACAGGAAGCACCATGTTCACAATGTATTGCGTAAACAGGTAAGCAATAAACACCATGGCGTCGCTCTCAATCACGGCAAAAAACGTGAGGATGAACATGGCCAAGGACAAAATCGTTGTTGTTACCATGAACTGATTAAACACGATCTTGTTGGTCTCAGATGGCGATTTGCGCGTCTGATTTAAATCCGAGTAGTCAGAGAACGGCACAAGCTCATCGCGCTTGTTGTATGCCCATAAGAGCGTCAGTGTTAAAACAAGTACCCTATAGAAAATGATGCCAAACCCTAGCACAATTTTCCATTCACGTGGATTATCGCGCCACGCTTTCACAAACAACTCAAATGAGCCAATCACGGTGAACAGGAGTCCCAAACTGCAAACACCCAGAGAGAGGATCAAAAACGTAACCGCAATTTTTATTAGATCGCGATTGTTATTGGGTTCTAGGAATTCGCGAGCGACATGATAACCTACCGCATCCTGCTCAAAGTACTCGTTGCCACAGTCTTCAGTCTTGGTTTTGCCCACGCGGGCGGCAATGTGCAGCTTCAGGACAACGTACATGCCAATCAACCATCCAATGCACGCCAAACCAAGCGCGATGAAAGATGCCTTTGCGAACATGGCGCGCAAGAGTCGCTTAAACGGCGATTCTACCGGCTCGAAATCCCCATAATTGGCACGCTTTGAATCCATGTCCATCAAATTGCCAATACGCTACAATTATGGGACAGAAATTTTGTACATTAGCAGAAGCAGCTTCCGGAACTTTGTGGACGACGGGATGCGTGTCATAAATGGGGACACGTGCTCGTGAAAGGTCTTCAGCTCAAAGTTCACAGGAACCTTCAATACAACGTACCGTGCTTTTCCAGAGCGCGCAATGCGCTCGCAGACCTCGTATAAAGGCACCCCTGACAAGAATAGTTCCACGCGCTCTTGCGACTTGTAATTTGGACCTCCCCACGGTGGATCCAGAAAGAGGACATCCGCCTTTGGGAGCTCCGCAAGGAGCTGCAAGATATCCGCGTGATGCGTAACCACATTGTGTAATCCAAGCAGCGTCATGTTGTATTTCAAATAATAATGCCGTGTACTATCGAGTTCAACAGCGTGTACGGTCTGAAACTGCTTCGCAAAACTCATGGTATTCCCTCCCACGCATGCAGTGGCGTCGATGATAGACGTCAGTGGTTTTGGTGGTGGATTGGGCAGCGGATTGGGGGTGTTGGGGGTGGGGGTGCTGGGCGAGCAAGCGTCTTGCTCAGACTGCGCAACGATCCGTTTTCGGATCTCATTGGAAATCTTATCCGCCGTGTATTGATCCGTCACACTGAACAAAGCTTCCTCGTCCATTTTTATTTTTGCCCGGATTCTAGGCTCGACGAACTTGAATAAGAAATCTTTCTTATCCATGGTTCCCACTGTGTTGGATGTGCCATTAACGCTTTAAACAATTGTCCAGTGCTGTTTCCTGACTCAAATTTTCCTTTGAAGCTTGCTGCTGATCTTGTTTTGCTTGCTTGCGAGCCGCTTTCTGAGCGTCCAAGTTCTGCATGATGCCGGCCATGCGTGTTTGAAGCTCGTTCGTGTAGAGGTTTTTCTTGTAGGCCATCTCATGTTCCACATCGCCCTTGCAACGCGGGCGATCCGGTGGATTCGGGAGTTGCTTGCAGAAGGCAAGCTTGCCTTTGCGCTCCGCGGTCAGTTTTGCCTTGAGCACCTTTTCTTGCTCTTTCGTGACAGCGGCGTCGCGCTTAAGCGCTGCAATCCTCTCATCGATTTCACGCGTTGATGTATTCAAGCTCTTGACGGTGTTGAGAGACATCGGTACCTTCACCGAATGGAAAACTGGATATGCGAAAGAGCGCGCATCTTTTTCGCGATTGAGATAGCTAATGTAGCCAGCGATCTTATCCAGAAACTGTTGCTCTCCAAGCGGCGTGAATCGACCTTCCGCATCCAGGAACTGCGACGCAAAGTCTTCGAGTGTTTCCGGCAGGATAGTATCTGGTGTACGCATCAGATTCAGGAGCTTGATGAGGTTCATGGGATGGTCTGTAAATGGCGTCGCGGTCATGAGCAGAACTTTGCACGAATCTTTTTGGGATGTCACGTAGGATTTGTGGATCAGCTCGCGCAGGATTTGGACATTCGGACGCTCGACCTCCTTCAAGTCAGAGGCGTACAGCTTGTGCGCTTCGTCGATGATGATCAGCGTGCGCCGCAAGGGATCCTCCTCGCCATTGCGGCGCACCATTTCGTCGTAGATCTTGTTCTTGCGGAGCAACAAATTCGAGAATTGCTTATAGCTGATGGGTGCCAACCACCGGTCGGACAAGATGCGCAATGGCGCAACAATGTTATCGCCTGGAAGTTGCTCCTCGCCTTTCTTGATTTGCGCTTTGAGGACTTGAGAGCAAATTTGCTTGAACATGTTCTTCCATATGTCGGCCTTCAGCGTATGGCGCGTGACCCATAGAATGCTATAACCTTCTCGCTCGAAGGACGACGTCGCCGTCGCAATCGCGGTACACGTCTTACCAGATCCGGTTGTATGCCACAAGAGCAGACCTTTGTACGCGGATGATGGTCTAAAATAGAGGCGAACAAAGTTCTGTGTTGGGTTGAGGTTCACGAAACGCTTGTCGACCTTTGCGTCCATGCATTTGTTCTCGAGTTTGGCTTGTGGCCAGGAATGATGTTCGTACCGCTCTTTGATGTATTCGCGAAGCTTGGCGTGCGTCATAATTTTGGTCGGAGGTTTTGGCACATGGCGACGCCGGCGAGCCTTGCCTCCCCCGGCTTGCTGCTGCGCGGCGTCAGGGGCGACGGGAGCCGCGGGCATGGCAGGCGTTCCAGGGCTGTCCGATAATTGGGCGCCGAGCAAGTCAGCGTCATGGATCGCCAGGTTCAGGTCGTGATCAACGGCGCCATCTATGCAAAGGCGTTCGAGCGCGTTGCTCAGCACAATATTTCTTAGATCCATGCCACTTGTGTGCAAGAATACCTCAAAGAGTGTGCGCGCCGTGTATTTGGGGCGTTGAACCTCCGGTATGACAACCTCATAGCGATAGACGTGTAGAGGCCAGCCCATGTCATTGTGGAACTCGAGCCCCTTTTGTCCGCAGAAGCGCGTTCCGCGCCCGATGACCTGTTTCTCATCCGATGGCGTCAACGCGGGCTCAAAGATGTGCACATACTTAACGTCAAAGAGATCAATGCCTTCTTTAAATCCCGAGTCCAGCAGAATGATGCGCAGTCGGTCGCCATATACGTTGGCAGGTCGCTCGTTAAAGATCTGGAGCAGCTTCTTCCGGAATTGAACTCCCATGTCCTTGCCGTAAATTTTGGTGGATGATAAAAGTGCGAACGCATCTGGCCCATATGCCTGCTCATCAAGTTTGAGCGATGAATCATAGAGCATTTTAAACCCCGCCGACAGGAGACCGGCCGCGATGATTTTAGGACCTGCGTTCGCCGTCTTGACATCCGAATAGATCATGTGCTTGAAGCGCTTACCGTGTTGTTTTTGATCTTGTTCGTCCAGCTTGCGGATCTGCTCGATGAGCGCATGCAATTTTGGAGAAGCGACCTGCATATCCGATTGGAAGACCTCAGGACTCCACGATGTTTTATCAAACTTGTGAGCTGGCTTGAAAACCGACCAGTTCGCCACGTTACGCACACATGCGGCGGTGCTCGATCTTTGCGGCATCCTCTATATGTGGCTTAGTAAATTTGTTCGTGTTGTGTAATGGAAGAAGCGCAGGTCTTTCTGAGAATTCTCGGCACAGTTCGGGACAATTTGAAAGCGGTCTCGGCAGCGACGTCCGAGGAAAAGCAACATGTGAGGTGGTTGCTCAAGCGGCTAAGCGAAGATCAACGAGAAACTAAAAATGCAATGAAACGCCTCCGGGGTGGAGATGACAAACACTTTGTAAATCCTCCCGCTTTTATGCATGTACTCTCGGCCATGGCTCTCCTCACAAGACAAACATAATTGGAGACGAGATGGATTCAAAGTCACACGCTGTAAAAAACACATCCCGTCTGGACGGTGACGAAGGCGAACCGGTTCATGGAGCTGTTTCACAGAATCTTCCTGTAACTCGCACTCCACGCCTCACGCCTCATTTCGTTTTTCTTTAATGCACGTTTCCGCTGCATGATCTTTGATCGTGTCGTACAGATTTACAACACTTTCATTCTTGTACTCTGCCATCCGGTAAAGCAGCTCGTCACACGACAACATGGTGTCGCCCACCGCACGTTCTTTCGGCTTCTTCAGCACCAAGTAGTAAACATCTACATTACGATCTTCTTTCGGTAGAGCGGTGTGCGAGCGATATCGCGCCACACGCCCCACGATTTGGTTCATTTTTCCTAGATTCCACCAAGGATCGACCACAATCAGCGTCCGAGTTCCCTTCAAGTCTAGACCTTCTGCACCTGCCATCGTAATCTCGAGGACTTGGACTGCACCCGAGTTGTATTTTTCCACCGCTTCGGCGCGTTTCTTGGGTGTGATCGACCCATCGATCAGCACAGACGACACGCCCTTTTCTGATAGGCGTGCTTGAATGGCTCGCGTGCCATTCGTTCGGAAGCCACTGAAGATGACAACCTTTCGACCTTTGGAGACCTCGTCCAGTGTCTTTTCTACCGTCCAATCCATCTTTGGGCTCGGCTTATCGCCGATGAGATTCGCGGCGCGTCGAATGCCATTCATGAATGTCTCCAAATGAGTACCCGTGAAGTCTCGGAAGTCTCCACTCGTATCCTCAATCTCATTTCTTTGAATGACGAGGTAATCTTTGTAGTATTCAGGCGTCATTCGGAATGTTTGGTAGCGCTCTGTAACAATAGGGAAGTTGCGGACGTCGAACGGCGTATGGTAATACGAGAATTTGCACTTGATAAGTGAAGGATCCACCGTGGGCTCACTGAGTTGTTTCATGAATTCGGTTGGCTGCTCGATTCCATTGACCATGGCCAACATCACCGCCATGTCCGTCGTCTTGTTAATGACAGGCGTTGCCGTCAAGAGGATAATCTTGTACGCTTTGGAGGCAGCATGCAATGCTCCTTGGGTAAGCACGCCATTGGGATTCTTGAAGTTATGAGCTTCGTCAATAATTAAAATAGTGCGGGAATCGACCAGATCGTCTTCGTGTCGCGCAAGACCATGATGCGTGACGACAGTATAACGCCCATCCAAGTCCGCCGCGCCCATTCCTTTGATTTCTTTCTCAAATTGCTTTTGAACGCTTGCAGGAGTGGCCACGACGAATTTCAGGCCGGGTTTGCCGTACATCAAACATCGGCTCAAGGCGATGCCCGTAATGGTTTTCCCGGAACCAAGACTGTGGAATAGAATGATTCCCTTCTGTTGCGTCGACATCATGAACTGGATGATGCGTTTTTGATGGGACAGCAGTTCGCGGTTGGAGTACGACATGCATGGTAAATCAGCCACCATATCCTCCACGTATCGCCGGCGCGGCTCACTTGCCGGCTTTCCCACACGTTTTCGCATGACGATTGGGTTATGGCTCGGTATCGATCGCACCTTATTTTCTTGCTTTTGAACGACAATCACCGGCATCACAGCTTTGCGCGGCTTCAATAGACGCAACGCGACGACGGCGTAATCGTCTGGGATTGGATGCTGAGTAGCCACGGCAATTCCTTCTCGTGCAATCCATAGAGCGCGTGCAAAGGCAGCAATCACACATGACCCTTCGTCTCCTTGATCGGCCGGCTTGATGGCAGGTTCGAGAGTAACATTCAAATGTTCTTTAAATACATCACGCAGGCGAGGATACGTCGGCGAAGCGATGATTCTCTCAGGCGACATCCATGGATCTACGACCCACACCGTGCTTGGGTTTATAGGCGTAGACTTGACCAACAAACGCGCGTGACCATCCCATCCCGCTTCACATACCGTTTGTTTTGCGTTCTTCAAAAACTTCTTCATGCTGCGCACAAACGATTGCTGAACATCTCGGAGATCCGGAACTTTGTGTTTAGGAATACCTAGGGTGACATCTCGAATAAAGATGGCTCCTGCTAAGGCCTTCCATGTATCTGGGTCATGCTTGATCAGCTTACGGATGCCTTTCCTAACTTTTTCAATTGGGATCGCTTGCTCAGCAAAATACCATACGCCCTTATCGTCGCGTGCAGGATTATGGGCGGGCTTTCCCTTTTGAATGGCCGTCACCCATTCCGGCTCGTCGTACGGAATATTCACGCCAACGACCCCGTAGCCCTGTAACCTGTCATCGACGGGTGATTTTATCTTACGATGTTGCTTATATTTTTCATTTATTTCCTCAATCGCCTTTCGGAACGCCCACAATTGATGACGGTAACTTTCGACATTCGGATAGGCGTAGCCTGAGTGCATAATATCATCAACTTGTATGGTATCAACCGTTGGTGGATCCAGATACTTTCCATCCATCAACATCGGGATGATGTATGCGACCGGTTTTTTCATCGCAGAATAGTCGCCGACCTTCTTTCGCAAGTACTCAAAACCACTTCCATACACAACCCATGCCCCTGTGTCCGTCGCAAACGTCATCGGAAACAGTCCTTTCACACTGCGACGCGAGAGGTAGTTTATGACGGCCGTTCTCTCTACATGCGGCTCTTTCAGAAGTTCCCGAAAGCGTTCTTGAATCTCGGGTATAGCTTTCTCCCGATAGATGGTATCTTTGACCATGTCTGCCTTTTCGCTTATTCCTACATTAAGAAAGTTTTTATTCAAGTCAAAAATGGGCGTAGCTTTGGTAGGGCATCATGAAACATGTTTAGGCCACCTTCAATCCAACCCTGGTTTTTGCTAAACGTTTCGCCAATGATGAAGAGTGGAACGGTGGGACCTTTAATTTGCATGATGCGACGGTAAAGCCGTGCTGAATCTGCACCAACCTTCCACACATGGACGCCTTCTGGCCAATGATGAACAAACACTTTGCTTGCTGGCAGGGGTGGTAGGGAAGCGCGTTCAGGGAAAAGGCGCTCTAATTGTTGCACGAGTTTGGTTTTGAAACGGCGTGTTGATGATTTCGAAAGTGCCGCCCATTCTGTTGCATAGTGTGTATCTGAATACGAAGCCATGATGAGACCAGTCGCAGGATTGATCGGAATGACCTGGCGCAGAGGTGAATCGGTGGAGGTTTTTGGGATGCCTTCGAACCATGCGGTGTCGGTGCGGTTGCCCTTGCTGCTAAAGGCTGCATAAATCCGGGTAAGAGGCACAGGTGCGACGGATTCGAGAAGAACCTTCTCAGCGTCTGTAAAGGATGGGATGGACAAGAGGGAAGATTGCGGAAAGGTAAGGATCACCGTCCTTACACGAAGATTGTGCCGTGTTGTGCGTACCGTGATCGGATCCGTTGAAATGTCCGCAATGGCTTCGCGCATGAATACCGAACCACCCTTAGCGATGAAATCGCTGTGCATGGCGCGCGTCAATTGCGACAGACCACCTTTGCAATAGAAGTATTGCGCGTCCGTATTGAAGTCGCGTTCGAACATCCGTAGCGCATCATAGGCGTTCATGATCTCAAATTCGGCATTGTAGCCAAATGCGTTTTTGAATTCAAGGGCCGCCTCATCGCCCAGGACGCGTTTGCACAGCGCTTCAAAGGTCATTTGTTTGAGGTCGCGCGCTGCTTGCGTTTTACTGAATGCGATCACGCGGTCAAGAGTGCGTGCAATAGCACTTGCCGGGCTTGTAAATGTTGCTGGAGTCGCCACTGATCGATATTGTTTTTCTGTCGAGATGGGGAAGATCGCGTCGCCCAGGCCGTAGGCTCGCAGCAGCTTTAGCAAGCGCACGTGATTCAAATTGAAGCGACCTGCGCCGGCCTCATACGAAATCGTCGGACTACGGCGGATCGTTTGAATACGCCCGCCAATTTCGTCAGATTTCTCAATGATGCATGTGCGAAAACCCTTGCCCAAAAAGTACAGACCCGCATAAAGCCCAGTGATTCCCGCACCACCAATGACAACATCATACTCGTAGTGCATGGCAACGCAGACACTCTATACTTAATTTCACAAATCTAATTTGTGGCTACATATTGTGTATTCTGACGCATGAACCACTAAAAATTTGATTTCAAGCATAGAGCAACAGAGCCGCAGAACCCACCAACCCTAGCCCTCTTGCCAACTATGGAGCAGCCTAATCCGCTCGCGACGCGTACGCACCTCCGCCGTCGTGAGTTCCGGGATCTCATCTCGAAAACGATCGATGAACTCCATCTGCCGCTCTGCATCCGCAGCCCGTGGTATCGGCAGAACGATGTGGATCCTGATCATTGCTACATCGTGCCTCGCCTGGATGCCTTCCTGTTGAGCGATTCTGTGGCGGCGGCCGTCAGCGACGACTTCCTCTCCGAAATGATCCAAGGCGACTATCTGTTGGCCGACATGGCCAACGGTGTGATTGACCGCTGCGTCATGAACCGTTTTTACGACCACCACACGGTGGATCGCGCGGCTCGCATTTACACGTGCTTCCTCACACTCGTCCATGCCATTGGTCAGGTGTGGCTCCCATTCCCCGAAGGCCTCACGCAGCCGAACTCTGTGTACGTGCGCAAGATCCTCTACTTTGCGCGCAAGGTCTACAACAAAAAGCCACCTCGCGACGCGGAACGCACGAAGGAGCTCGAGGCCGCCGTTTGGAGCGTATGGTTCAACAGAGCATCCCAGCCTGGCACGGGTGCCCTCTTCAAACTGTACGAGCGCGAATTCCAGGCGCTCATTGCGTAACCAAAACGAAACCACCTGTGCGGTTTTGTGGATTCAGAAACGGACAATTGTAAAAAAATGAAGAAAGCCTCAACCTTGAATCGAGCAACATAAAGAGTAAACACCATGGACGCAAACGACATACCCGGTCGCGAGTTATTTCACAATATTCTCATGGTACTCCATGAAAGCGATATACCACTACGCATCACTACATTTGCTAACGGAGGCATGATCATAGTGCCTGACACACGTTCGTTCCCTCTGAGCGCAGTGGAGAGAGTTTATGCGTATCGGGCATGCCGCCAGTGTGAGTATAAGCACCCCCTCAGAGATAGTTTCATGGACTTCTGGGACGTTTTAGAAATCAATTATGTTACTGGTTTCATCAGATGTCGTATGTTCGAGTCTTATGACGAGCATTCAATCGATCGTGCTGTGCGCGTGTACGCTTGTTTTCTCGATCTACTTTGGGCTCTTGGACGAGAGGATCTCCCTTTTCCCGAAAACGTGCAGTCAAAATACGTCCGCGATGTGCTTTCATTTTTGCGTGGAATTTACCTAATGAAACCACAACGCGATGCGGCGCGCCGAAGGGATCTGGCAGAGAAAGTATGGAAAGTATGGTTTCATCGGGCATCACGTCCAGGTGAAGGAACCCTCTTCAAGCTATACGAGCGAACATTCTATGCAAGGGCCGTATAACGCCATGCTGAATTATGTTTTGTAAGTTTTCCGCAAAGAAACTTGGTGGAATGGCCTCTTGCCTCTAGTGCGGTTCTAAAGCGACCGACAACGCCGTAATTATGCACGTGCGTCTAGTTCAAGTGTCATTTGCGACTGGATGTACGCTTTGAGGTGGGAAGGCCGGACAATGAGACTCTTGCACATGAGGCACCGGCACGTCTTGCCCATGGCGCTTGGACCCATGTCGAATGCGTCGTTGAGGCATTCAATGTGATAGCGAGCATCACAACACACCAACTTATAGTGTTTTTTGTTCTGGACGCTGCCTTGGCAAATGATGCAGTGTCCGTCGTAAGATTCGTCCCGTATTTCCTTCACAAGTGGACTGCAAATGCTCCAGCCTTTGTGAACCATCTTGCGAATTCGGTGCTCTTTGGGTGCGCTCAGAAAGCAAACGGACGCCCGCCGATAGAAAATGTCATCCATAATTTCTTTCATCTGGCTCGCTTTTGAGACAGGATCAAACATCGAGGTCGGCCACAGTTCATTCGACAGCGAAATGCCGCGCCGATCATAAATCAGAGCATTGCATTGGAAGTCGATGTTTCCGAAAGGAGGCTCGGGCTGGCGTTCGTGAAGAGGCACCGTGCTTACCATGAGATCCATTTTGATGCGATGCCGAGACAGATTGGCAATTCTGACGACAAGCTGCTCGATTTCGCCCTCGACCTCACTGAGCAGTGGGTGGGGCAGTACCCGCTGCAGGATGGACTTGAAAGATGCGGCTCGAAAACTATGGATGACGTAGCGCTCATGCCGAACGGTGTTGGGTTGAAGATTCAGATCCGGAAAATACTCTTTGGGATCCCGCTGAAAAAGAAGCTGCACTTCAAAGTTCATGAATCGTAGGCGTTCAAGAAAGGAAACTAAGCGAGTCTCGTGGATGGTAGCGTCGATGTCATTTGGTACAACAAAGCGACCGTCTAGCTCTGGCAGATAATTGCGATCTCTGTACAATGCCATGACATCCTTCGGGTCACGGCGTTCGTTCTTCTTGTAAAACGCAATCGCATGAGAATCGTGCAAGATGAAATCGCGCACAGCCCCGCCAAAAACCATGCCACCTTCCTGAACCACTGCATTCATGACGTTCTTTTTCAGGAGCCATTCTATCCGATTGGATGGCGGAACTGCGGCGGCGAGCATTTTTTAGTTTGGTAATTTTGAATCGCAGACATCATGTGTTACATATCATAGGCGCGATCATTTTTTGGGTCAGAAATTCCATCATTCCATCTTCAAGTCTGCAAAGTCTTCCTCATCCTCAATACTCACGGTGTAAGTTCCACCGGCGTCCCGTGAATCAAAAACGCGAATGAGACCTTTCTTGAGCTCCTCTGGTTGGTGTTCCGATTTGGGATAGATGATGAATCGGAAGATACCCTCGTCGTAGATCTTCGTGATTTCTGACATAGTCATGCCTTTCGCCAAGAGCATTTTGCTTACCCACGGCGGAAGAGATACTTCGCCATTTCCGTGCAAAAAGGGTCGCACTGGTTTTCCATTCTTGCCCATGATGAAAATTCCATCGCCACGGTGCCCTCCTTCCGGAGCGACCACGTCGCCAGGAATCAATTTGTTGGCGTTTCGTGTTATGAATCTCTTTCCATACGCATCGTCACTCTCTCCACTCATGCTATCGAAGAACCATATTTTTGGTTTTCGTTTGGGGTCAGTCGGTTCAAGAGGCGCATTCACGCTATCGCTTCCGAGCCCCTTTTTGATCTCTTTTATGACATACTTGAATCCCTTGAAAGAGCTCTGCAACATTTCGGTACGCTCTTGGATTTCTTCCGCCATTCCAGAAAGTCGTTCGATGTCAAGTGGTTCGAGGAACTCTTCCAAAGCCGCCACCTGATCATCATTCAAGCCGAGATCAATCGACGACGCAAATTCAGAGAAAAGGTTTTCAAAGCTCTCGTACATTTGCTTTTGGTCTTGCTGATATTTATCGAATGCGGGCTGCAGTTTGGTGATGGCTTTCTCGACCGTATCCACAAAGTTTCTCAAAAGTACGACACTTTGCTCTGGAAAGGCTGAAGATGACACGGAAGATGCGCTGGAAACATCAGACGAAGATGCTGATGAAGAACGCGGCGACTTGCCATACATGTAGTTGTTTTCAAACTCCTCGCGCGACATGATTCGGATTCCAGCTACACGCGCCTTATCGAGCTTGCCAGATGTTTCATTCACGTCCTTTGCGACCACGAGCGCAGTCGCCTTCGTGATGCTGCTGCCGACTTTGCAATTCACGGTAGCAAGCTTTTCCTCGAGCTCTTTTGAGCGGAAACCTGTGAAAACAATTTGTTTATCACGCAGAAGGTCTGTAACCCGCTTGCCCGAAGCCGTGGGCGCGGGGGCGGCCGATGCAGCACGTGGCGCGGAAGCAGGACGAGCTGGGGGTGCTGGTTGCGCTGCCTTGGCCTTGGGCGACACATTCACACCAAAGGATTTGCACTGCTTCACGAGAGTTTTGAATGTCGCGCCCGCAGTGTCAATTTCACGACCGGTGAGTGGGTTACGTCGTGGATCTGCTTTGAAGGCATCGCATGCTGCTTTGTCCATGGCTTTTGGAGGCATTTAATGACCGATGAATCTACATTTAGCGCGTAAAATATTTTTCGTGTGAGTATGAAAAAATTTTCAGCGCAATGTGTAAACCCTCGTGACCAATGGCAAAGAGGACATCCAATCGTATGCATGGTGGTGTTTGGATGGGCCTACCTTTGGATGACGAAGATGGCACGGAACAGCGACAAATACGCGGAACGCGGGATGTTACCTCTATTTCCATCAGAAACAGAAACGGATCTCGCAAAAACGTAGATGCCACGGACGATGACGTACTCGATGACGTCATGCTCAATGAAAAAGACAAGTACGTAACTTTCAACCGAGACGACCGAGCCGATGTTTCGCCATCTGGGCGTCGAGATTATCGAGGTCCTATTACGTTGTTGTCTATGGACACCTTGGATAAAATCATGACAAACTTCTACATTGAACAAGCGATGTACGAAACAGATCTGGATGGAAACGCGAATACCGACCCGGATCCCGTTGAATACGGACGTCCGCCGGCACCACCTGCCGATCCCTCAACCCGCAAGAAACTACCGAAGCGTGTTTTGGACTGGTGGTTTGGTACAGGAGGTCTCGAGAGAATTGAAAAAGCTGTTCGAGACGCGAAGTATTTTGATGAAGACATGGTGCTGACAACGGAAGGTCATATCGTCCAGCCACTCGGAGGGGTGATGAGTGTATGTTGGGTACCCGAGGTTCAAAAATTCTTTGCGACTGGAGGCCGCAATTTTGGTGTGTCATCTGACGGAGAGACGTGGAAGATAGACCTCATTCCTAACGAAATTTCGTCATCTGATTCCACATTTGCTTGGACGAGCATATGTTGGTCTCCCAAGCTACAAAAATTATTAGTTGTCGGTCTTGATGAAGTTGGACGTTCAGGGTTCGTCGTGAAAGATCTAGGAAACGGATCCAAATGGAAACATTTCATACCGCGCGAGTCGGAAGACAACGACAACCTACAAACCGTGATCTGGTGCGCGCCGTTACGAAAGTTCATAGCAGCTGGCGATGTTATCATGACGTCTCGCGATGGCGAGCATTGGAAAAAACACTCATTGCCATGCGAATCACCCAGAACGAGTCAATTTTGCGTAGAAGCATTGTGTTGGTCGCCAAAACAAAAGAAGCTCATTGGCGTCGGGTGCAATTATGAAGACGTATGGATGAATGGGAGCAAAGGTGTCCATCGGTCGTTTGTTTTGAGCTCAAAGAATGGAACTGCATGGAAATGTGTAAAGGAAATTGAAGGTCAGTACCAACTTACGTCGGTATGTTGGTCAGCGCAAAAGAACATCTATGTTGCGATCGGATTTGAAGTCATCCGAGAGGAAACGATACCCGTGCGTTCGTCGAACTCGAGCTTCAGCTATGGCTATGACAAAACGTTACTTTACACCAAACTGGTCTGCTTTGTTTCGGCCGACGCCAAGACATGGACGAAATCTTCCATATCGGACAGAGAATTCGAGTGGTCAGGGGACATGATCAAACCACGTGTTCATTGGTCGGAGAGACGCCAGATGTTTTACGCATCATCTCCTTCAGAAGGGCAACGAATCTTCTTCTCTCCGAATGGCACACTATGGACACCACTCATTCTTCCCACGCATCTCACAAGACTTGAAGAAAGGATATTTAGAACATATTCGTTTGCAGAATCTGACAACAAAATGGTGTTGGTAAGCGGCGATTTTAACCACAACGAGTCAAGAGTGTATTATGTGAAGACATCCTCGTCTGCTACAGGAAATGCTAGGAGCGTTTGGAAAGATGGTAAGATTACCACATTAATTGCTCCTCCGACAAGAAACGCATTCGCTGGCGGCTAAGATACACACAAACAGGAATCCGACCGGTATCACATCATTTCCATGAACATATAGAACAGCGCCATTTTTATTCCCGTCGCTACCGCTCGCAATTCATAGCCGCGGAAGAGGGCTTGTGGCCCATAGGAATGCACGACACCATGCAATGTTTGTAAAGCGCTCCGATGATCGCGTGTCGTCGCAGATTGTGCTGCCATGATGGCGCGCATTGTGTCGAATGGAGTCGTCAACGCCGCGGCGGTTGCACCGCTGATTGCGCCCGCGACAAGGCCGCGCTGTGGACCAGATGGCAAAAAGGGTTCCATCGCTTGAGAACACGCTGCATGCAAGCGTATGCGCAAATCCCATTCGATGATGTCTTCTGATAAGCTCATTCCGAGCCCTGTATACAGCCCACGCACACCATGGTTGCGATGGATTTTGCGTCCTGCTTTGAAAACATTGTTGATGCTCGGGTTTGTCTGCATTACACGCATGCTGTTGGAGATTGGGATTTTAATGATCGCATTTGTGACTGCCGCCACAACTCCTGCCGCTGGATGTGGCTGAAGTGCATTATAAACAGAGAAATAGGACGCATACACCACACCTGATGTAAGGGATGACTGCACCATGCCCTTATAGAGCACCTGGAAGAAGGTCTGTAAATTCAAAGTCTTCCCATGCACCTGCAAGAAACTCTTCTGAAGATCCATCCCATAGGTGCATGCTTGACTTAGTGCTCGAGCGACACCTTCTTTCAGCCCACCACCCCGCACGACCCCGTTCGATTTGACTGAACCCACAGTGCCCGACGAATTCGACGGACTCGACGGACTCGACGTCATCCACGGCTACCTAGACCACACAAATCGCCCGCGACACGGCCGCTTCTTTTTAGAAATTTTTAATTTTTAACACGAACAACCTAAAAATTGATTTAACCTTGAAACCACACATATGCATTAGGACACACAATCAACTTTCAAATGGCTGAGGCGAAGCCCAAGGCCGCGCTGGGTGCGCTCGGCGCGCTCGAAACGCTCGTTATGAACGACACATATAGCCTAGACATTGCATTTCTCCTAGACGCAACCGGTAGCATGGCCAATGCGATCGAGGGTGTTAAAGATCATATTCAAAAGACGGTAAACGGCGTCCGAGAGCAATATCCCCAGTGTGCCGTGCGTGTCGGTGTCGTCGCCTATAGAGATTTTGACATCACAGAGCCACCCAACGGCATCGAGGTTCTCGATTTCACATCGGACATTGAAGCATTCAAGACATTCCTGGCGAACCTAGAGGCACGTGGCGGCGATGATGAAGCCGAGGATGTACTGTCGGGTCTGCAGAAATGCACCAAACTGTCGTGGGAGGCGAATGCGCGCGCGGTCATCCATATTGCAGATGCCGCATGCCATGGCCGGCTATTTCACACAGACCGCGTGCATGATAAGTACCTTGATGTGGATCCAAACGGCACAGAGACCAAAGAAGCACTCACCAATCTTCTGAGCGAAGATGCATGCAATGTGAACACCTACCAGTTCTTCCACCTCAACAAGTCCACCAAGCCGATGATTCAGGCATTCAAAGACCTTGTAAAAAATAAGACGTCGAGCTTCCTTGAGGATGACCTACAGAATAATGACGATATGCCCGATCGGTTCATCCACAGTTCGATTCACAGCATCCATCGGAGCGCCCGTCGGCGTCCTCGCCCACACCCGCATCCGATCCCATCCCCCTTTGGAGACCCCGCCGGATCGCCGGGTATGGAAACACCCTTCCTTACGCGATGCGATCCGCCGGTCGTGTCGCCACCATCCGGAACGCCGGGCGCTTGTCCTTCGACGCCGGGGTGCGACTAAATGTTTCAACGTCGTCTGCAAAAGTGTTGATGACAAAGACGACGACTTTTTTGGGGATATGGAACGTGCGCGCCAGATTTTTTGCCGTAAGATACGGGTAATGCTTTAGACGATCCGTCATGGCTTCGCATAGATCCATGGCGGTGACTTGGGGTTTTGACATTTCTTTTTGCTATCTTGCGTTGCACGCCTTAAATTGTAAGAAGTAAGACACCACTACTCATGAGGAGAATACCGGCAATCGTTTTGGGAGATGGCTGCTCTCTCAGAAATAGAATGGCAAACATGGTCGTGAGGAGCACGGGCGTGGCGTACGTTATGGCAACGACCCAATGGCTGTCGCGCAACTGCATCAGTTTGCTATAGAGGAGGGACGAAGCAAAATACGATAGAGATCCCACGAAGAGGATGAGCAAACGATCGATGAGACTCAGTTTCGCAAATACGTCGCCAAGACGCATGCGTGTGCCAATCACATACAACACAACACATGCAAAGTACACCAAACCGGTCACAACGACGAATTCATCCGACGCAATCGAGTGCATGACATATTTTTGCGCAATCGGGTGCAGACTCCAAAGCAGGATGACGGAGCTCACCAAAACAGGGATCATTGGCAACATGATCTACAAAGAAATGAGAGAAATAGGTGGAGCGCATTTCCTCTAATCCAAGCGTATGCGATTACGGTATCCGATCGGGTTGGGGCATGGCAAAGGATGAGGACCGCATTGTTTCGGGCATGGGAAACGGTCTTGTGGCGCCGTTGTTTGGAACGTGCACGTCAGTGGCTCGCAACCGGCGCCGCATTTCTCAACACCATGATGTCCCCAGATGCATGCGTCGATCGGCGGTCCCTGGAGGCATACTTCCGTCGGGGGGCCGCACGTCTGCTTGCCGTTATTGCGCGCGCGAGTCCATTTGTCATAGAACGTCGGAAGTTGTACATCCATGACCTGCTTCTCCCAGGGTCCTGCATTGAATTGGTTGGTTTTTGTGAAGCACGCATTCTTTGAAAGGCCGAAACCTTTTTGAATACGTGACTCTAGATCGCGATCCGCAAGACTCTGAAAGCGACGGCAACCTTCGTCGTCAAATAATCGCGACATGCGCTGATGATCGGCGCGCCATTCCTGCACTGCGAGCTCACTCATAGCATCACATGAAGCGTGGCTCGCGGCGTCGTAGCAACTGGAAGTCATGAGTCCTCTATTTATCTCTCGGATTTTTAATTTTGCGCCGTATTATGTAAGAGAGCAACCGCAACCATGTCAAAGTCTTCAAAGAAGCCCGTTATGCTGATTTTGGTGTTTGCCGACTGGTGCCCACACTGCCAAATGTTCAAGCCCGAATGGCAGAAGATCAAGATGGAAGCACCAAAAATCGGTTTTGATACCTATGAAATCAATGATGACCAATTGCCGTCTGCGGCGAAAGAGATCCGCGAGCTCGTTGAAGGGTTCCCAACCTTATTGTTGCGCCACAATGACAAATACAACATTTATACGGGCGGGCGTAGCTCTGGAGAAGTCACGAACTATGTTTCCGCCGTTATGAATGGCGGAGGAAAACGAGGCAGCCGCGGCGCCACATCGCAGAAGAAAGCGCCTAAGGCTCAACGTGGCGGCATGTGCCCATGCATGGCAACCTCAGGTGGGGGTCAAGCTGTAAAGAAGAACAACACCGCCTCGCGCAGCAAAGCCTCGCGTAGCACAAAGAAATAATGGCTCATACATAGATAGCACTGGGTATTTTTTGTTCACGTAAGGTAACTGATATGAGCGCCTTATACACAGCAATTGTGAATGGTCAAGCAGATGTTGTTAGGAACTTATTGGAGCGCGGTGAGAACCCGAATCAAAACGGCGGTACGTATAATGAACCGCTACTTGCGATTGCTGTTTCGAATCAGCAGACCGAATGCGTTAGACTGTTATTAGAGCATGGCGCCAATGTTGAGGTCAAATTATGGGACATGGGTGGTTTTGACGCCAGAGTAACATCATTGCAGATTGCCGCATTTAAGGGAACCGCCGAGATAGTTGCACTTTTACTTCAACATGGGGCTGATCCAAACTCAGGCAACAGATCAGGGAGAACGCCTCTGCACGATGTGAAAACGGTTGATATTGCGCGCATGTTGTTGGCGCACGGAGCAGATGTGAACAGGGCAACAGATGGGTATCTTGTGACTCCACTCCACGAAGCTCTACAAACCACCGCAGCGCATCGTCAAGGCCTGGATGCTATCATTCAAGTATTAATCGATCATGGTGCGAATGTAAATGCAAAGGATGTCCATGGCGAAACACCCCTTCTGTTGAATGTGAGACATGGATCTGCAAAAATGACACAATTGTTATTGAATAATGGAGCGGATCCGAACATCGCGGACAACGTAGGATGGTCACCGTTGCATATTGCTGCGATGAATGGATCCTACGAGAAAGCGGATCTTTTGATACGACACGGTGCCCAAATTGACCTTCTGGGGTACAGAGACAAGAAGCCAATTGCTCTTGCAAAAAGCAAAAAGCATAAGGACATCGTGAAGCTTCTAAACGCCGCGAAAAGACGACAAGAGGGCATCAAACAGACAAGAAAGGTCCCAACTTACGATCGTGATTTCTTACTATCCAAAATTCGAGAACTATGCTATAACGAAGACATGGATCCAGTCTCGATGAATCTGTTCGAAGAGATGTCGTTAGAAGATCTGATGAAAATCTATGTCTTGTCGACAGACGAAGACAAGTTGATTGGAAGAGCAATATCGAAAGGTACGTGCTTCGAAACGGATACACTAGAGGAAATGCTCTATCAGCAATCAAACTGGGTGAACCCGTTAACGCGCGAGCCTTTGAGAGAGGCCTTAAAACATAGAATTTCCCAAATCCCACGTGTTGGTGGCACAAATCAAGAAAAGCGCACCACGAAGAAGTGCGCGAGCGCCACCAGTTCGTAAATAAAAATAGAAGATATAGTAAGGATACGGAATGGACAAGCTGAACCCAGATCTAATCCGTAAGGTCAGCAGCTTCCTACCCCCGTGGGATAAGAAAAGTTTCAGCGAAACATCCAAGTATCACATCGCTACTGTACGGCTATCGAAAGAAGAGCGCCTGTTCGTTCATCTAGTGAAGTGCATCTTGGAGTTGCAGGACATTGCACGTACTGTATCGGTGGAAATCACCATCAAATATGACAAACATGAACCTTCCATGAAGAATTACCGCGATCCTGCGTTGGGCTTACCCGTGAATTTCGTACATATTGATCCGAAAGGCGCACCCCTATCGCGAGAGCAGATTGAGGACACGATACGATCTTATACTAAATATGAAGCGTTTCCCATTCGCGATCTTTCTACGATCTTGGAGGGCATTTACGTTACGGACGTAGAAACTCTGACGAAGCCGTTGAAGGACGTTTTTAATGCGACCGTTGCGTATCAACGTGCAATCGGTGCACAAAATGCAGCGTCAAAGCTGCTACCTAGACACCCGCGGCAAATGAGCGTTATGAAGACCCCGCGACCGTCACCATCGCGGCCGCAAATAGCTGGCGCGCCGGCGCTCGCAATGGATCAAAAGCGTGCGGCGAGACACTTCGCCGAGGAGTTCGCAAAAATATCAAACGCACACTTCAGCTTTAAATTGAAGGTAGGGCCACAGAATGACCCATTGTCATTGCACTCTCCAAGTAGAGGAGAAACAAAGTTCACTTTCTTTGGCGAGGATATGCTCTTTCTCGAGAACACGGTCAGGCATGTCTTCGCAGTGCTCAATAGGTACATGGACGCAAACGCGGGGAACAAGTTCGATCGATACATGTACATCTTCCGCACGATGAACCCTGATACATGTGATGACTTTTTGGAACTATGGGCTGCGTTCAAAGACTTCCTTAGCGCTTATAAAATTCACATCGTAACGAAGCGGGCAACTAAGTCAGAGGGTGGAGCAAGCACGAAGAAGTAATATCAATCATCAAAGAAAGAAGGCCAGGCCGGTGTTAGGTGCCCAATCTGCCTAAAATATATTATGACAACCCATAATAGAGCATTATTCTTACGGAATGGACAAGCTGAACCCAGATCTAATCCATAAGGTCAGCAGCTTCCTACCTTTGTGGGACAAGAAGAGTTTCAGCGAAACATCCAAGTATCACAGCAGTACTGTACGGCTATCGAAAACAGAGCGCCTATTGGTTCATCTAGTGAACTGCATCTTTGAATTGCAAGATATTGCACGTACTGTATCGGTGGAAATCACAATCAAAGATGACATCACGTCATGGATGGTTCATCACGATCCTGCTTTGGGCTTACCCGTGAATTTCGTACATATTGATCCGAAAGGCGCCCCCCTATCGCGAGAGCAGATTGAGGACACGATACGATCTTATACTAAATATGAAGCGTTTCCCATTCGCGATCTTTCTACGATCTTCAAGGGCAAATACGTTATGGACGTAGAAACTCTGATGAAGCCGTTGAAGGACGTTTTCAATGCGACTGTTGCGTATCAACGGGCAATTGGTGCACAAAATGCAGCGTCACAGCTGCTACCTAGACACCCGCGGCAAATGAGCGTTATGAAGACGCCGCCGCCGTCACCGTCGCGGTCGCAAATGGCTGGCGCGCCGGCGCTCGCAATGGGTCAAACTCGCGCGATGATGCACTTCGCCAAGCAGTTCGCAAAAATATCAAACGCATCCCTCATGTTTAAATTGAAGGTAGGGCCACAGAATGACCCCTTGTCAATGCACTCTCCAGGTATGGGAGAGACAGAGTTCACTTTCTTTGGCGAGGATATCCTCTATCTCGATAACACAGTCACTAATGTCTTCGCAGTACTCTCTTTGCACATGGACGCAAACGCGGGGAACAAGTTCGATCAATACATGTACGTCTTCAACACGATGAACCCTGATACATGTGATGACTTTTTGGAACTGTGGGCTGCGTTTAAAGACTTCCTTAGCGCTTATAAAGTTCACATAGTAAAGAAGCAGGCAACGAAGGCAGAGGGTGGAGCAAGCACGAGAACGCGAACGCGTACAAAAAAGCACGCAAAGTAACCAGCCAAGACATCACCGTGTGACACCAGTCTACGTTTTACTTAGTCTTACTTAGTCATTTATAGTCAGCAAAGGGAGGTTGATATTTTTGTATTTCTTTGAACAGAAATCCCATTGATATTCTGGATGTTTTTCGCACAGAGCATCCGCTTCCTTCTCTGTGACACAATATCCGATAGGTTTACCTGATTTATCAAAAATGATAATATTTTTACAATCGGGTTGGTACGCAAGGGTGTCCATTATGAATGGATGTTTTCAGAGTAGCCTTTTATTCAAATCAATTTTTGCGTCTTTAAGATATAAATTTAAACAATTAACCAGTAGAATAGTTAGGGTAATTCATGAGCGACATCAGTGACGCATCGGAGCCGCTCGTCCGCAGCGTGCATGCGCAGCCCACCGCGGAAGAGCTGGAAGCCTTCAAAGCGCAAGTCAGTGAATGGCTAAAGCTTGACGATCAAGTGCGCAAATTAGCCGTGGCCGTGCGCGAGCGCCGTGTGCATCAGCGCGCCCTCGCCTCAAACATCCAGACGTTCATGGTCAAATACGGCTACGACAACCTCAACACCCAGCATGGTCGTATTTGTGCCGTGGTGCGCCAAGTGCGCCAACCCCTGCGCCTCACAGATATCCGCACCAAAATCCTAGAGTACCAGGGTCTCACAGGCGAGCAACTCATTGACCGCATTTTCCAAGACCAAGCCCGGCCCAGCGTCCAACAGATGTCTTTGCGGCGCATCATGCCCAAAGTCAGCATGCATCTGGAAATTTGATCGGCTGGCAGCAACCATTTATTTTGTTCAGAATCCAGAATAGGGATGGCTGTCAACCTTCTGATCGTCGAATCGGCTTCCAAGGCGAAAACCATTCAAAAATACCTGAATACCATTCCAGAATTGGAGAAGAGCGGGAAATGGGAAGTGATGGCCTCCCTCGGGCACGTGATGGACTTGCCGTCGAAGCAAATGGGAATTGATTTCAACACATGGAAAATGACCTATACGCCCCTTGAAAAGAAGCGCGACCTGATCAAGAAAATCAAGAGCGCCGCCGCCAAAGCCAATGCCGTCTACCTTGCCTCCGACCCCGACCGTGAGGGTGAGGCCATCGCCCATCACCTCAAGTCACTGGTGGAGCCACACAAGAAAATCGTTCGCGTCGCTTTCAACGAAATCACGAAGAGCGCTATCAAGGACGCCGTGCTGCACCCGCGAGACATCGACGAGCAACTGGTAGATGCACAGGAGACACGGCGCATTATGGATCGCGTCGTCGGCTATGAAGCCTCGCCGCTTCTGTGGCGTCGATTCGCAACACAAGCGCTTAGCGCCGGTCGCGTGCAGAGCGCCGCGTTGTGCATGTGCCACGACCGCGCCCTGGAAATCGAGGCGCATGTAGCAAAGCCGTACTGGACAATTGAAGGCACGTTCGAAGGCACCGCAGGTGGCGCCGGGCAGCTCGTTGGCGTACTCCATGAAAAGCAAGCAAAAGTCATCATGGAAGATGAAAAAGCCGCACGCACCCTACTGCGAGCACTCGCAAAGAGCACGTCTGCAAAGTGGAGCATCGAATACACTTTCAAAGACTCTGTGCGGAACCCGCCGCCGCCGCTCACGACATCGGCCATGCAGCAGGAGGCCTATAAGAAGCACGGCATTCCCCTGAAAAGTACCATGCGACTCGCTCAGGCGCTGTACGAGGCCGGCTATATCACTTATATGCGCACAGACAGCACTACTCTGTCTCAAGAAGCACAAAACATGCTGCTTGCCTATGTACGTGAACAGTTTGGCGAACACACAGTGCACCCACGCCAATACACCTCAAAAGTGGCGAATGCACAGGAGGCACACGAGGCCATCCGCCCCACGGACGCGAACGTGCGCGGCAAAGACCTGGCAGACCTGACGCCCTCGCACAAAAAGCTCTACGATTTGATCTGGCGTCGCGCTGTCGCTTCTCAAATGAAGCCAGCACGGTATGCGGTTGTGAGCTTCGCAATTTCTACCAAAGATGTCAAGGTTATCAAGGATCAGGCCTTCTGTGGGACAACGGAAATCCTCATGGAGAAAGGCTACCTCGAAGTCTTGAATCCCGAACTGAAGGCCACGCCAGATCAGCTGGATGCATGGAAGTCGTGTGCAGACGCATCCTGCCATGTTCAACTAGCTGAATGTGCCGCGCACGGGGATGTCGAACGGCCGCCGTCGCATTACACAGAATCAACCCTGGTCAAGGCGCTCGAAAAACAGGGCATCGGTCGGCCATCCACTTACGCCACGATCATCGAAAAGCTCTTTCAGAAAGGATATGTTTACAAAGGCACGAATCCACAATCCACGGTTCGTGTCACGCAGCTGAATGCAACCATTGGGGGCGACGTCGATGAAGAAGTGCGGGACATCATTGTGGGCGGCACTGAAAGCGACCGTCTGGTGCCGTCGAGTCTCGGTCAGCGTGTGTGCGAGTTCCTTAAAGAACACGTCCCGCTTATCGTCGAAATACCGTTTACTGCGGATATGGAAGACCAACTCGACGCTATTGCAGCTGGCCGCAAGAGAATGCATGCGGTACTGAAGGAGTTTTACAAGACTTTCCATACACAAGTCGAACAAGCCCAGGCGGTCATCAAGGCGAAGGCAAAAGAGGCGAAAGGCGTGAAAGAATCCAGTAGCTCAAGTGGGCCGAAGAATGTGCTCAAGGCATTCGACGGCATGGACATAAAGGTTGTTCAGACGCGATTCGGTCCTGCTCTGTACGAAAGTACAAACAACGCGTTCTATTCTGTTGTTCCTTACATGAATTGGAAATCGAAGACCATCGACGAGCTCACCGCAAAAGATGTCGAGTTCATCACTTCCCTCCCACGTCCGGTATCGGGCGTTGATGGCGTCACGCTGGAGCTGGGGCGCTATGGCCTGTATCTCAAGAAGGGCGTCAACAACTACCGTCTTCCCAAAGACCTATGGAATGCGGTCGCAACCAACAAACACTGCCCCGAAGCAATTGCCAACATCATTGCACAACAAGATGCGACACCAAAAAAGAAAGCGGCACGGTTTACGAAAGCAAAACCGGCGTCTAGTGCGCGGGCGCGGCAGACGCGGCAGGCGCGGACGAAAGACGACGCGCAATGACCTCGAGCAGGGCACGGATCGCTCGGATCTCGTCCGTTAGATCTTCGACGCATGATGCCAGGTTCTTACCAGATTGAGTCTCAAGTAGGCCATTGAGAATGTAATAAAGTGGTTCTTCCAGCACCAGGTTCTCCATCGCCTCGCGCTTGTCGCTGTTAAGGCTTGCAAGGTCTGAAACTTCCGACGATTTTGAAGACGCAATTGATGAGATCGGCGAGGCAGACATGTTCCATAAAGAACACGCGCGTCGTTTAAATTGTTTTTTGTGCGTTCTTTTTCTATGATGTTATTCATAGAGGATGCCAAAGTGGATCACTTATATTATCATTTTGGTGGTATTCGCGGTGACGGTGTATTGGTTGCAGGTGGTGTCACAACGCACGGCGCTTGAAACGTTTGAAGGCACCGACACCGGCGCCGGCGCAACCACGACGACGGCGGACGGCACCGCCACGAACACCGACAACACTCTTTTGAGCCCGTACGTCGAAAGCCTCGACAAACTTCCTGGAGCCACAACCATCAAGTATTACCTTACTTCCTTTAGTGCTGGAACGAAGTATGACTCGAGCTTTGCGCCTTTCCGCGCAAGTGAAACCAAATGGTACGATCTATTCAACCGAAATGTAAGCTTTACACTGATCGGCGTCCTGCCCTCCATGAGCGTCTTGAACACAGGTTTGCCTCTGAAAGGCATTCGATTGGTGGGTCCTCCCTCGGAGCAATTGGCCGGCGCAGCTTCCTACGAATTGCCCTCTTTTACGTACATGCTTTACGGAAAGATGAACTCGATTGCATTTGAAAACAACCAACCCATCACAGTCTTCCAACTGTACGCTGAAAACCCGAATCATGTAAGCCTTGTGTTTGCGCCAGAGGACAGTGTCATGGTCAAAGTTGAACTCATTCTTGGTAACGTGAACCGCGTCTATCAATGGAAAGTTCCGCGCTCGACCTTGTTGTCCAACGGCAACAAGACCCTCTATTCGCTTGTGTACGAAAAGCTCGAAAGCGGCACGAAGGCCTATTTCTACGTCGGCGACCTGCAATTCTCGGCGACCATCAGCAACACATCTGCCATCAAGCTCGGCAACTCGCCTATGGATATCAACAGTGACAGCACCTTGGACATGACGCTGTGGAACATGAGTCTTCTCACATCGGCGCTCTCGCGAGACGAAGTGCACAAGTGGAGCGAATACTTCTATGTGCAATCCACTGGCCTTGCCGGCAACCTGGACGCCGCTCTATCGGCATTCGAGGCTGCCACACAGGATGCAATGAATGAGCTCTCCACTCAAGAGCAAGCAATGCAAGATCTGCGTAGCGAGCTGGACAAATGCAAAGCTTCGCTGCCCTCGCCGCAGAGCATGTTGGAAAACGCAAAGGCGAAATGGCACATTAACATGGATGGTGTCCTCACAAACCCTGCCGTTACGGGAGAAGAAAGTGCGTCTTGCATGCTTCTGAACCTCAAGAAGCGCATCGCGGGCGGCGAAGGCACCAACGCGGGCAGCACCACAGGCGCCACTGGCGCCGCTTCCACGGGCGCCGCCACAGGCAATTCCGCTACCGGCACCACCACAGGCACCACTACGACCGGCGGTAGCACGAGCGCAGCTACAAGCAATTCCACCACGGGTATTACGGGTACCACGGATACCACAAGCACCAGTACGACCGACACGAGTGCCCTTCAGAACCTCCTTTCGAAATTCCACATTCGCGTACCAGGGACAGAGATGGCCGTGGCCACCGCGACCGCAGAAAAGCTCACGAATCCCACGAAAGCCTAGCAAATCCCAGCAAAGTGACTTAAGTAATGAGGCATTCTTTTTCTCAATGAAGACAGCGATCTTTTACCTCACACAAAATACGGAAGTGCGGCGCACACATCTGAAGACCTCGCTGTACTTTCTGTTCAAGCATTTCAATGCCAAATATCGCCATCCGGTGATCATTCTACACGAGGGGGACTATGACTTCAAGGCTCAGGAAGATATTCTCTTTAGTGTTCGCGAGTCTTGTCGATCGCTCGTATCCTTTGTCACACTGGATCCCGATGATTTCAAACTGCCAGACCACATTGATCGTCGCAAAATGGAGAACTGCATCGCCCTTAAGTGCACGCCCTATTGGCGGTCAGATAAGTATCGCATGATGTGCCGATGGTGGCTCGTACACTTCCCCAAGTACGCAGCAGGGTACGACTATGTCATGCGCCTGGACGATGACTCGATCATCGAAGAACCTCTCAATTATGACTTATTCGAATGGTTTGAGAAAAACAATCTGGATTATGCATCTAACATGCTGCACAGTGATTGTGGTATCTGTTGCTATGGCATGAAGCAATTCTTCGAAGACCGCTATCCAAACAAAAAAGAGCTCCTTGGCTCCATGTTCAATGCCCAAGAAATGAACATGCTCGCCGTACAAATGCATCCGTTCCGATGCTTGCTGTCCATCATGCACGCGCCGGATCAAATGCCCAAGTTTGACAAGAGTATAACGCTATGGTCGCCGCTCATGTACTATAACAATTTCTTCATCACGCGCACAAGCTTCTGGGAAAAGCCTGCCGTGAAGGCATCCGTCGATGCCATTGACAAGAACGGGTCGATCTTTTACTATCGTTGGGGTGATGCACCTCTGCAAACGCTTCTAGTTATGATGCATACTGAAGATCAGACGCGCATCAAACGCGCCGTCTTCAAATACAGCAAACGCATGCAACGGGAGGCATTCGCCGGGGATGATGGGGAGCTGCATTCGTACATGCCGGCGACGTACGATAAGTCTTCATGCATGACCGAACGCTAGTGGAACTTATACCGTTTTCATCCTGAATGGAACAGAATGGAACAGAATGAAGCTAGTATATGGGTTGATTGCGCAACCCACCCTCCATTACTATATGGAGAACCACCCTGCAAAACGCTTATTGTTTCGCTTCGGCCTCCAATACATCCACAGCACCACAAGCACTGTAAGCGCTATAAGGCTGCCGTAGAGGATATGGCGGAGCGTGACCGGCGAGTGGATCGGGTAGTCGTGACGCGCTTGCGGAAACCAAGTATGCAGCAGCGCGGCTGCATTGCTTACTGCCGCCTCCATCGAGGTAAAGTTGTACTTTTGTCGGCCATTTTGGCAGCCCAGTTGGTAGAGCCTGTTCACCACGGGACTTTGTGCATCTAGGTACGACACGCCCGCAGCGCGAAAGAACGCTGCATCATCGGCCGTATCCGTCTCGTGCAAAAAGTTATCGCCGATCAAGTGATCTGGCTTTGGCAGGTCTTGAGCGCCAATGGCTTCTTTCCATTGTCGAAAGGCCTCCAAACGACACTCCTCAAGAGAGGCGTAATCTGCAGGCCGTTTTCCGGTGTGCGATGATGGCACATCCCATACCGTAATTGCGCAGCTTACAACCGTGGGCGTCTCGTCGAACTTTGTGACGCTGGACATGACCACAAATAAAATTCCCCAATCGGTGCGCGGAAAACCGCGAAACCGCGGCAGCGTTTGTGGCGTATTCCAAAGGAATGTCATGCTCCCGTATGGCATGTAAAGTGAACGCTGGATCCATTCGCGCACTGCCTTGGGTGCGCCAAAAGCACGCTGGACATGAGTTTGAGGCGAGGCGGCGAGAATCTCAAACCAAGCAGGCGGAGGCATGGCCATGACAACGCGACGCCCACGAAAGGTGCTTTGCTTTGTTTTGTGCTTCACGTGCACCACTATCATGTCGCCCTCGTCTTGAACGCGCAAGGCCTTGGTTTCTACCAAGATGTCGACGCCCAGGCGCCGAAGGTGCGCTTCCCATTTCGGAATCATCGCTACATCATTTGGTAGACACGGCTCCAATGTCTGAATAAAAGAGTGTTGATTTACCAGCTCAAAGAGCTCAAAAAGTGTGTAGCGTGTGGCGTCGCCGCCGTCGGAAAATCGACACACGCGATCCAAATAATCGAGCGTGGATGGGTGCAGACCGTGGCGCTCCGCAAATTCGGCGACAGAAATTTGGCGATCTGTTCCAAATGGAAGCAACAGATGGCGTAACAGAGCGCTTCCGAGCACCACTTTATCGGCAAACGGAAAATCCCACCACGTCCTGCCATTTTGAACGCCTAGATCGAAATTGTACGGGCGAAACATGGTATTCAGCGACTCTTGAAAATCCCCGAAGAATCGCTCTACGGTACGATAGTTCGTGTTATAGATTCGTGGGCCGTGCTCGCTAAACATCCCATGCCGACGATCTACGCGGTGTACACCACCAAGCGTTTCCTCGCTTTCGATGAGTAACACAGATGCGCCATAACGACGACAACCCTGTGCAAGCGCCATGCCGGCCGGACCAGCGCCGAGGATGATGACGTCATACAGACGCTCTTGCACGTGCGCGTGCATCTTCCTACTTGTTGAAATGATATTTTACAGAACCCGTGCATCGGCTATGCAACACCATAGTGCTCTTTGACGGCAACGAGTTGGCGCAGGTTGGCTTCTTGGCTTTGAACGCCGAGCAAGACCTCTTTTGCGGCATAGAATTCGGGTCCAGTGCGCGTCGGGCGATGCGTGAGCGTGCGCAACGGCAGGGGATCAGGCAATTCAAAGCGGATATGAATCGGCTCTGCTGCGGAAGGCTGCAAAATCACAAACAAGGATGGGTTTATTTTTGTTCGGCCATCTTCGAGATAATAGCTATTTGGGTAGTAGAAACGCACGCTAAAGCGACCGTTGGGCGCGATAGTGTGACGGTTTGGTGTATTGTCAAAGGCATAAGACGCGCATGGGTACGGCAAGCCGGAACCAGCGTAACTGGTCATCTGCATGATCGGTGCAGAAGCCAGCAGCTGCATGTCCGCGTATTTACCGGGCTCATGAACGGCTCCAGTAATCAGGATCGTGAGATTATCCTGCAACTCCACAGAGCATGTGACGTGTTTGTTACTGAAATAATGTTTCATGATCTTCTTCCTCTACAGAAAGAGTTACAAAAAGAAATAGTCAAAGTAGTCAGCGCTTAACTTAGTACTGGCGGCCGTCACCTAGGCCAGTGGGGTTGACTTCAGTGCGCGTGCAGCTGACACCATCGCAGCGCACCACATAACGCTCCGGCAGCATTGTGCCCGGGTCGCTGTTGGGGCGCTTGCAGGGCGCGCAAGGAATCAGGCGACCCACGGCCTTTTCACGCTCCTCTTGCATGAAGAGCTGCGCGTTCTTTTGCAGGTACATGCGCGCCTCGTAGGAGCTCTGCACTTGGCCTTGCGAGCCCAAGCGCGTCATGAGTTCAGCATTGACCGTGCAGCGGGGGCGATAATCGGTGAAAGCGCGGCCGTCCGCCATGCGCGACGGGCACATTAGAGTGGGGTTGGGTCCTTCGCAGGTTTTGCAAGTCGACGACATTTCTATGATCTCTGCTTTCACGTGAGAAAAAAATGGGGCGCGAGCGTGCCTAGTCCGATGCCGCTAGCAGACGGTCAATCAATTGGTTTTTCGTGCCATCCGTAGGGAGGCCTTTTGCCTCCAGCTGCTCCTTCAGCGCTTCCACATTTAGTTTTTTGAGTTTATATTTCTTCGAGTCGTCGGAAGCGCCTCCCGACACGTGTGATTGCGGAGCCGGTGGAGCCTGCGGAGCTTGGGTAGGCGAAGGCTGCGCCGGTTGTACCGACTCAGGCTCCGCGTCTTGTACCTCTTCAATTTCAACGCGCGCGCCTTGGGACGCCGCTGGGGCAGCGGGTTGGGCAGCCGTTGTGGCTCCGAATGGGCTGAAAAGCATAAACGTCGTTTGACCGTTGATGGGATCTTCGCCTTCAAAGATAGCATTCATTAGCGCGTCATCTTCAAAATCGTCGTCTTCATATTCGTCGTAGTCTCCCTTGGCCGCGCATTGGCGCGACAACGAGCATTTGGCGTCGGCCGTGGTTGTTTGCGGGCTCTCACTGGCACCAGTGGCGCCACCGGTGCGCGAGGCACCTGAGCACATGGTCGCGCATTCGCACGAAAGACGTTCCACCTTTTCATGGAGTTTGTTCAGGCTGCGCCAAATCAGGAACAAACCAATCACGACGATGATACCGATGCATGCAATTTGAATACTGGTCAGAATCTGGGTGTCAATCATTTGAATGTTCCGGACAAATTTTGTTCTTGAATTTAATCGCATCTAAAATGAACGGTTGCGGAAATCCCTTTTGACGCAGGAGATCCAGCGCGATGCATTGGAACGAAGAGCCTGCTCGAAGGCGATATGAGAATCTAATATCGGGTGCGGTAGCGTGAGTCGCTCGGATAACCCGAGCCTCAAAGCTTATATTCACAAAGTGTTGGGGGAACTCTTTTGCAAGGGATGTAATTGGGAAGAAATGCGTCGTCGTGATGGATCGAACGCCCGGGATTTCAGCGATTTGCTTGATGAACGCCATGGCACTGGCCGTGCCCTCGATCGGCGGCGTGGAATGCATGGGCTCATCCAATAGCACAATCGCCGGTCGCGGCACTGGGTTCTCGCAGGTGTCTTGGCGCTTTTGAAGTGTTTGGATGGCTTCGAGACAGCGATGTACCTCCGCTTCAAAGAGCGATTCGCGACCGACTTCGTCGTTGATCCGCATGAAACTGGAAATAGTGTGGAAAACTGGGGTACTGCACGACGATGCATATGTGACACCAAAACTCTGAGACAACAAAATGTTGCAAAGAATGGACTTCACATAGGTCGTCTTCCCTGCCGCATTGGGACCAGTGATGACCAGGTTCTTTGACAGACGCAGTGGATTGCTGCGCTGTTCAGCGCCAAGAACCGGGTTCTTCATGTGTCGGAGGGTCAGTGGTCGGTTCGCATCCAAAGACGCAAGCGACCATTTCTTCGTCTCAATCCATGCTCGCGCCATGGAAATGGCGTCCAACACGTACGCCTTCTGCAAGAGCTCCGTCAAGTATGCGCGGTGTGCATCGGACGTCCATAGCTTGTACATGGTTGTCATGTGGTTCCCGAACGTTGGGCGCGAACTGCTAGTACAGACACCAAAGTGCTCAAAGAATGCGCTGGGGCAAGAAGCGACGACGCCTTCGGCTTTCTGCACAAAATCTCGGACGGATGCCATTTTGGCCTGCAGCTGTCGGCGCACACGATGAAGCATGACAGCAATATCGATGCTTTGCACAATTGTGTAAATGTAGATCAAGATATACGCCGTAAAGGTGATCACACGCAACACAGACTGGCGCAGGTTGGCGCGATCAATGCGGAACAGCTCGCGCAGGATCTTGGTCAGGAATGTCATATATGTTTTGAGAGGCAGGTTCCATTTGAGCTTGTAATTCAAATACCACCATGGACCGAAAAAGACAGAAGCTGGGTAAATCAAGTTCATCGCCGGCGCCAGGTAAAGGCGATACACTTGGTAAAACTCGATGACCCACGGCACATGATTCATGAGACGCACGACAGGCCAACATGGAAAGAGCATTGGCATGGGCCACGTATCTTTGATATTGGGAAGCCTCAGCGCCCATAGCACGTCGTCTTCGTGCGTCGCGAGCTCCGCAAGCGTTTTCCCAACGTTCGGTTGTTGACGAATCCAGTCTTGGCGCATCCGGATGTGCTCGGTCGAAGTGAGCGGCAGCTGCACCATGTCCGCAACGAGGCGACGCGAGCCTCTTAACCGCGTCTGATGCTGCAACCATGGCAATAGGTGCGTGTGCTCAATGAGGCCGCTGGACACTTCGGCATGTGGATGCGCGCGCAATGCCGCCAACAACGGCTCGACTGTCTGAACCGCCGTGGTTTCGGACATGGTTTGCGACGGCTGGAAAAGTTGGTTGGTTGAGTGGACGGCGTCTTTGAATTCGTCAGATCGCAGGAAATCCAGTTTTTGGGTTAGGGCACTTGCTATTTGTGGGTGAGCAATTCGCATCTAAAAATTTGACGCACGGAGAAAAGTAAGGCAGAGTAAGATAACAATGGAAGATGTGTACCCGTATGTGGTGATCCGGCATCAGGGCATGCTGTACCGAATTGAGCGGAGTCCATTCGAAAGCCACGAGCGCACCATGGATCGTGGATGGTACATCGTGAAGCAAAAGCCGACTTCCGTGACGGATTTTGCCCGGGCGGAGGCCGAATCGCACCGATGGGCAAACGAAAAGTACTATGGAATGCAATACGTGTAGGCGCTAGCGCTTATGGAAATTGATTTTTGTACAGGGTAAGCGTAAAGGGTTGGTCATTGAGCGCACGAACTTTTATTTCGTCACCCGTAAACACCTCGCGACAACCAATATCATCGTTCATGCAATCACGACCTTCGGACTCCACTGGGAGACGAATGCTCTGTTGTTGGTCGGTCGCCGTAAAGTAAACCCAGCGATCCGAATGTTTTTCACGAAGAGAGTACCCGAACAGCGGTAAAATCTTCGGCTCGCTGGCTCCACTGGGGTCAGCCTGCGCAGTCGCAGAAGTCAAGAAGCCAATTTGCTGGATCTGCGTATTTTGTTCGTAGCGCGGATTGTCGGATGGCTTGTAATCCCAGTTCGCTTGTTTGGAACGTGCCGGTGGCGAGGGGCGAGGAGGCTCGGCACATGTTGGCACAGCGCATTGAGACCTGGCATCTGCCTGGGGCATGGGCGCGGGCGCATCTTTTCGCATCCACAAAACCGCGAGCAATGTGATACTCAGAACGGCCAAAACTGCACACGCTATGAGTGCCAGCCGATATCGGGATTTGAGCGCTTTTGGCATGGCCATCTGAATCTAGGGAAGAAAACTTTGTGACACGATAAGTAGTAGAGCGCGGGTAGCGTGTGCAGATGCGTGCTGTGAACCCAGTCAAATGGGGTCCTAGTGCATGGGCGCTCCTGCATTTGATCTCGTTCAATAGGGACTTGCCGATGCGAGATGCCAAGGCATTCCTTTCCACGCTGCGAGAGGTTTTGCCGTGCCCAGCATGCCGGGAACACTTTGTGGCACACATGCGCGAAATATCGTTTCCTCGCTCCGTCACGCGTTTTGGGCGATGGATGTATGAGCTGCATGAGCGTGTAAATGCCGGCCTCGGCAAGTCAAGTGAGCTAACGTTCAAAGAAGTTCGCGAAAAATGGCAAACTCATGCAGTCAACGAGCGCTGTGATTTTCGCGAGCTTGATGTATGGAAGTTCTTATTGAGTGTGGTCGAGGCACATCCGGGAAAACAGGCGCTGACCGATAGCTATGTCAAGGCATCTCAAGAATTTTGGCGTTTGTTCCCCGATGTATTGCCGAACTGCATGCAAGAAGCAAAGGTTCACTTGCGCGAATACATGCAGAAATTTGCGATGGACGAAAGCGTGCTCGTCTCACGGACAAAATATAGAGAATGGGTTCAACGTTTGTATAAAGAGTTCGAGGGTCGCGAAATCAGTGCACGACTGAATCATGCGACGGAAGCCCAGTGCTCAACGGTGTGTCGTGCTTAGTAGCGAGCACGGCGCAGGGCACTTGCAATGCGCGACAATGCACCGCCGTATGCGGCGAAATCCGCACCGCTGTCAATACCGGTGAATTCGCCACCGCGTTGCTTGCGGCTCTTGGTAGACTTCTTCTTGCCACCCATTTGGGCATCTGGCGCGGCAGGTTCAGCGGGAGCGGCGGCCACGGCAGGAACAGTGGATTCGGCTTGCGCGGCGTCTTCATAGCCCTCATATTCGCCTCCACGTTGCTTCTTCGAAGATTTCTTCTTTTTGCCTCCAGCCATGCTTGCCATGGCCGGTACCAGTGCTTCTAGGCCAGCGCCGCACATGTTTCCACCCTTTTGGCTGCGACGACTCTTCTTGCCACCCGTTTGGGGAACGGCGTCGGCTGGGGCAACTGGGGCGGGTGCAGCCGGCACTTCTTCCAAGAGCGCCGGAACGGAAGCGCTGCCGAGGATGGGTAGCTGACCACCACGTTGAGCCTTCTTCGAGCCCTTTTGCTTCAGTTGTCTCTCGATCGCCGCCTTACCGAGTAGGAGGGCAGCAGCCGTGACCAGACCGGCAACATCGGCACCACCTTTCTTGGCACGGGACCGGCGAGCCTTGCCGCCGCCGGCGCCGGGGGCGGGGCCGCCGACGGTGGGGGGGGTGGGGCCGCCGGGGGTGACGGCAGCGGTCTCGGCGGGGCCGCCGGGGGCGGCGGCAGCGGTATCGGCAGCGGCGGCGGGGGCGGCAGCAGGGGCGTCATCCGCCTTTATGAAGTCTTTGCACTCCTCTGGAATTTCACCTCCACGGTATCTGCGCGGGCGCGTGCTGGGCTTCTTGCTCGGCTTTGCGCTGCTGGGTTTCTTACTCGTCTTCTTTTTGCCTCCACCAACAAAATCAGGCACCATTCTTTTCTATTCTAATCTTACATTTTATTTGTTTGTTTCGCTTTCGGTTTATTTGCACGGCGTCTTATTTATGGCGGCGCACTGGATTGGCGTGGTCTCGGCCAGGACGAGCTTCGGCTCCTGCGAAAAGTACATCGAATGCGGATCCCACAGGTACAGGTCCGACGGCTTCAGCGCCGACTTGCGCATGGTCTTGTAACAGGTTCCATCGAGACGCTTGGCGTCCGGTCGAAGGAAGATGAATGCATACCGCGAGATTTTCATGACATCGCAGGTCTTCCGGGGCGCATAGATCAGCGTATCAAGCAGATCGTCGTCCTTGGCCTTCGCGCGCGTAAACCACTCCATGCGGCGGATCATCCACTTGCGCTTCTTTAGCACGAGCATCATAGGTTTATCTTGAATCGAACGCAGGATGGTGTAGCGCGTCCCCATATGCTGTAGATCGCCGAATTTCCGCAGCGCATTCTCCATACGCGTCTTCACATAATGAATCTTGTAGCCTCGTTTCCGAATGGACTCCTCTTGGTGATGCGTGCAGTAGTTCGTGGCGATCTTAGGAATCTCCGGCTCAGGAGGCTGCGACATCCACATGAGCTCTTCGGCTTCCTCCCGCATGCATTCCGGCAGCATAGACAGGTCACACGCAATGGTGTAAGCGGGCTCGGCTATAGTGGGCTGCGGTGCTGGTGGCGCTGAGGGATCGGGCTCGGCAACGCACAACTTGTGCCAGGCCGTGCATGGCCGGCCATCGAGGCAATACGCTTTGCACACATACTCCGGATTTTTGATAGCGTACTTGTCCATCGCGGTTTGTACTAATGCCAGGAGACACACAACCAGAGCGGGTCATTTTTTGAAGATTCGGCAGTATTTTTGACACACTCTGTGTGGATGAAGATGCATGAAAATCATCGAGAGCCTTCCAAAAACTGATCCACCCAGCTCCAGCCTATTCCCCGATGGTATGATTGGCACCGGTCGCATGAGAAAGAAACTCGGTATTTCACGGCGGAATGCGGCTCGCCATCGGCGATGTCGTGCGCATTCGAGAGATCCAAGCGGACACCGGTGAGGAGCACGTGTATCTTGGACGTATCCAGCGACTTCTGTATGAATACAGCTTTGGCACCTATTGGTTGACAAGGGTTCTTCTGGAGGACGGCAATGACATCTTCCCAGACATGATTATTGTGAATGTGACCCGTCGCGCCGAGAAACGCCATGCCGTGCTTCAAATCTGGCGGAGCTGGGTGCGGTTTCGAGACCGACGAAAAGAGAAATTCGAACGCGCGCTCCGTCTGCTTCAGACGCATTGCATGGCTTGGAGCGTGAGTCCCAACAATCCTGCGCACATCGCACGGATGCAAAGCATGGCCAAGTTGCATGGCATGCGGTAAAAAGGAAAAATATGTGCGCTAATTTTTGTATTTAGGCAATAGGGAACACCCAATCGTAAGCGCAAATGCACCTCGGGAAGGCGACACTGATTGAAGGCGTCATCGAGTATGATGGCGACCCCGTAGGGAGTCCGCTCAATGATTTGTACCTCATTCTCAGAATGTTACAAGACATTGCTCAAGAATGCCAATTGACCGTCTTGAGCATTTCGCATCACTCCTTCAAACCATACGGCTTGACGGCGCTCTATCTTCTGAGCGAATCTCACATATCTATACACACATGGCCAGAGAGCAATCGCTTTGCACTCGACGTGTACTCCTGCAAGGAGGGGTACGACGTCCAAGCGATCATTGACCGTGTTCGAAAGGATCTGCCGCTGATGAACTACCAACGGCGCGAATTTGATCGGGCGATTTAGATCTACGCGTCGCTAGGCGTCGTCATCACTGCTGCTGACTTCTTCGCCACGCGCTCGGCGTGCGCGACGCTCTTTCTCCTTCTTTTTGCGTTCTTTGTTCGACAGCGTCTGGCTTGCCGGCGCTTTGATCTGAATGGTATTTCCAAAGGCATCCACCATTTCCGTGAGAGCGGTCGCCTGCGCATTCACCTTCTCTTTCGTATCAGCGTCGTTTCCACCCGTAGCTTCCAGCCGACCTTGACTGAGCGACCACGTCTGGTTGCAGAGGGCGTCCGAGAACTCATTGTGATGGGTAATGATGAGCACGCCGCCTCCAAAGGCACGGATCGCTCCCGCGAGCGCTCCAAGCGAATCGCGATCTAGATAATTGGTTGGCTCGTCCAATATGAGAATATGCGGGTTGAGCCACATGGCCGCCGTCAAAACGACCTTGACTTTCTGGCCACCGGATAGGCCAGCAATGTGGCTATGCAATGCAATTTCGGGATCTAGCCCCATGTCCGCAAACGCCGCAGCGACGTTTGCAGATGTTAACGCACGAGCGATCATGCCGAGGCGCGCGGCTTCGCGCTGATCCATTTCCATCACCCATTTAGAAAAGCCCATCTCCTCGAGGTCAGCGCGCGCGAACCACGTGTTCTTGTCCTCCGTCAGGTTCTGCCATTTCACTTCATACTCATAGTCTTTTCTGAGCTTGCGGCGATTAACAATGGCTTCGATCACACGCTTCTCGCCATTCACAACAAACTTGCTTTCAATGCGCGCGCGTTCCTCGGGCGTCAGCTGTCGCACCGCCATGTCCTCCTTTTCGCGATCCTCTCCGGTCGCATAGCGCCATTGCATGTACTGGAACGGCGTCTTGTCCAGGTGTTTTTCAAGGTGGTGAAAGGCATGCTGTGCCATGTAGGCAATCCGCAGATTGGGGTGGCGCCACACAGAGCCCGTCATTGGCTCGAGCTCGCCCACCAACAATTTGATCAGCGTAGATTTGCCGGCGCCATTGGGTCCACGGACGGCTACACGTGAATTCAGCGAGCAATTGAGCGAGACATTGTTAAAGATCATGCGATCGGGTGCGCTAGGGTATGCAAAGCTGGCATCTGTGATGCGAAGGATAGCGCGATCTTTTGTTTTTACGCCTTCGAGGAATCCCGGCTCTGGGAATGTAAAATGCACAGGTGATGCATCGAGCTCGTAATAGCTGCGAGCTTCGGGGTGCTGTGCGACGAATGCGGATAGGTTGCCCCGATACACGTGCAACTTGAAATCTGTATAATGAATGATGTGCGTGCATACGTGATCTAAGAAACCAGAATCGTGCGATACGATGATGCAAGAGACGCCATTGAGGCGCGTGGGTTGTAGGTAATCTTCGAGCCAGGCAACATTCGTCACATCCAAGTGGTTGGTAGGCTCATCCAGCATGAGAATATCCGGCTTCTGCAGCATGGCGCGCGTGAGGGCAAGCTTCATCTTCCAGCCTCCTGAGAGCGATCCGACGGCGGCACGCAACATGGCGTCGGAGAAGCCGTGCGCGGTCAGGAGGGCACTAGCGGCAGCCGTGTCTGCAGCGTCTGCAGCGTCTGTAGCGTCTGCCACCGCTGCGGCCGCATAATCCAATACACTGCAATCCGATAGGTCACCGTCGATATCGTGCTCCACGTACACGGTCTTCAATTCCGACGGCGGTGGGAAGCCATCGACTTGGCCGTTGGCAATGGCGCGCAGCAGCGTCGATTTGCCAACACCGTTGGGGCCGCACAGACCGTATACCTTGCCGCGCTTCATGTGGAGGCGCGCCTTCTTGAGGAGGATTTTGGCGCCGTACGCCAGGGAAAATTCGCAATTGCACAAATCCTCGCCCTCCTCAACGTCTTCCGCACGTGCCGCGCTAGCTCGTGTACGCGCCATATTGACAATGCGTTCGAGCGTGGCCAACGACCGCGCGGCGACCTCCCGCACTTCTGGACTCGCCGCAAGATGCTCCACGTTTTGCACCAGCGGCACGAGCGGCGGCAAGAAATAGGTAACATCGCTCGGATCATCCACCAAACGAACCATGTTCTCGATGATGATGCAGGCTTTGCGCTGCACCGCCTTCGAGCGCAAAACCAATGCGCGTTGCAGTAAGGGCACCAGGACACAGAGGGTGTCTGCCGTAATTTGCTGAACAAATGTGGTGGCCGCCAATTGATGGATGGTATCCTCTACCTTTGCTGGATCCGCCATCGCTTCAATCAGTTTGGGAATCAAAGCTTCAATATCGCGATTTCCGATTGTGTTACACAGCGCACGCACGGCTTTGAACGCCGCTTCCTGCACCGCGAGCTTGGCATCGCAGAGCAGCGGCACGAGGGCTGGGAGGATCGTGGGCAGATCGATATGGGCTGCGGTTTCGGCATGCGGCGCCGCCGCCGCACCCACCAGATCCTCGCACGCTTGCACACGAACCTTCCATGGCATTGTCGATTCAAGACCTTGTAAGGTCGTGGTGAGTGAAAAGTTTGGAATAGTCATAGGGATATAACAAGCAATTAGGCGCTTTAAATAGGGGCTGAAGCAGCCCCAAAATCGGCCACCTAAAATATTTGTAAATAATTGTACGCATTATGTAAGCAGCGCAAAAAACATGGCCCCGAAGCGAGCGTCGCAATATACGCCCATCCACATGCGGGATTGGGAGGCGATTCGGCAGTCAGAAGATGCTTCTGCGCTCGTGAATCCCAAGACCGGCGCACGCATTACGCGCGATGGCCCCAAGTTCCAAGAGCTGGAAAAAGCGTTTGCCAAATTCAAGGCAAAACAGGCGACGCTCGTGCCAGAGCCAGAAAAAGCCGCGGCGTCAAGGGATAAAATACGCGACGTCTTGGCCGCTGTTATCCATGAGAGCGCCAACCGTGATCCACGCACGGCGGCCAAATTAGGTATGCTGACCAAGGGCTTGCGCGAAGATTACCAGCGCGCAGTGCGCCCAGACGGCCCTACGCGACCAAAAGACTTCTTCGATACGGCGATTGCCCGAGAATTGCTGTTTGATGCTATGGACAATTACAATAAAAAGAATCGGCAACACATGACGAAATATCGACTCGTGGAGCCATCGGACTCCCTTAAGCAAAACATCGCAACCGCACTGAATCGCCGGATGGCACTTGCGCGTGAAGCATCGCGTGCACAGGCTGTTTCAAAGTTGGTGAAACCTACAGACGTTCCACGAACGGAAGAAACGCTGCAAAAGGTATGGCAAAATTTCAAGCGAAAATACGACGAGGGACGCTATAGATCGTATCTGAAGAGGATGATGATTGATGGGCTAGAAGAGTTGGGGGATCAGAACGAAGCCGACCTGTCACCTTTGTACAAGTCTGTCATGAACCGAATCTACGCGTACTATGACGTTACAAAGGAGATTGCGGTGTTTTACACACAGTTCGTCATGGTGTACATGTACAGAATCGTTAGAGACGCCGTGTCAAATTACGTAAGCCGCAACTACCAGCAAATGATGCAAGGGAACCTTACAAACGGCGCACATAACATCGAGCTGTTGACATCGGATTTTAGATCTCTCTGATAGGGCGCCTATAAACAATAGAAATAGAACATGTAAATCGAAAGGACAAATATGACTAGCGTATAAAGTCTGAATATCGTTTTTCTGTCCATGTATTCGCGGGAACCAATGAATGATCCGATTGTACTTCCAACTACGGTTCCTATCGCGACCACAATACTAGGACGTACCTTGAAGTGTCCTTTCTTGTAATACAGGTACAGACCTGGTAATGTGTTTGGGATGGCGTTGAGGAATAATGAGATCGCAACCGCTTGTGGCACCGTATAACCCAAGTACACTAGCATAGGAAATAGCAAAATACCACCCCCAATTCCTACGAGTCCAACGACAATGCCTATAAGAATAGAACCTATTAGCAATTCGATTTGCATGAGCCCTCTTGGCATTTCGTCCGAAATTATTTTTGATTCATGTACAACAAAGGATGTCCACGCGATGGATCGTGGTTACGTTACCGGGAGTCTATGCAAACAATCGCTCCCTATTCACAGAGAGCATCTTTCCGATCGTACGCAAACATAATGGTACGTCGGCCAGGTGCGTATGCGATGGCTTCACGGAGGCCGAGTTCAAGTTTGCGTCTGAGCAGAAAGCGAAAGCGTGCAAACGTGAGATCGCCCGTGTCCTGAAAAACGTCAAGAGCGAGCCTGATGAAATTATCAAGCCATCCGTTGCCGTGATGCCGCCGACGTACGAAAAGAATGGCGATCGTGTTATTGTTCGCCCGGATTACCATGCAGCACCAGGCTACCGAGCGCCTGTGTGCAGAGGCTTTGTCGCGCTCTTCAACGCAAGATAAATTGTGGAATTTGGATATAGGTAGGTCACACAGCAGGACGCCACCATGGACACTTATGTCAAGATGGGCGGTACTGTCCTTGAAAGGGCGTCCGATGGACCCTTTATGTTCCGCCACGAAAACGGAGAGCTCAGCAGCGGCATACTCAAGACGGCGTATGCAAGTAATATGGTTATTTCGAACGATGGCGTCGGCCCTGCGCTCAGCGTGACACAGTTGGGGGCACATCCCATTGCAGATTTTTATGACGACGGGGGTGTATTAGCAATGCGGGTGGCGAATGGGGGGAATGTGGGTATCGGCACGTCGAGTCCATTGGCACGCATACATGTTCCCTTCAGTGCGTCCGGTCTCGCAAATGGTACACTTCGCTTGGGTAGTAATGAAACAACGTATCCAGAAGCAATATATTCGATAAGTTGGGGTGGCTCTGGGCAAATGGGGATGGGACCATACCCAAGTACTCGCGGAGCATTTGGTCGTCAAGGACTGGGAGTTCACGTGATAAACACAGAAGAAATCGCATTCAAATCTACGAACTGGACGAATCTGTTTGCAATTGAAGGTGGTTCTGGCAACGCATATATACGAGGAAATGTAGGAATAGGAACGACGGCTCCCAGTTGCGCTTTGCATGTAAATGGATATATTTCTACACCGAACAATATATATGTTAGTGCTTGGTGTAAATACGGTGATGGTGACTTTAGAGTTGCTGTTGATGCCGTTGTGATATGGAATCAGGTATATTTAAATATTGGATCTTGTTTGAACACCGGCACAGGAGTATTTACAGCCTCTGTCAAAGGATATTATTACATATCATGGAATGGACTTTTGGATAATACAGCATCTGCAGGGGCACTGAAATTAGAAAAGAATGAAGTCATGGTGAATGGTATGCAGCCATGGAAAGATATAGCAACTACGAATGTATGGATTAATGTGGCGTCATCCACAATTCAACAATTGAATGTTGGAGACCGAATACGTGTCAAAACGGTAGGTTGCAGAATGTTTTGTGGAAACAATAATGGTCATAATAGTTTTGTTGTCTACTTACTTTCAGCAATTGCATGACAACATAGCACGACTCTTGAAAAAATATGTTGACGAAATGTTCATGCAGTCCTATTCCGTACCATCACGCTCACCAACAGCACTGCCAGGATCGTAAAGAAAAAGTTCAGTCCCAAGAACAAGAACATATACGGCATTAAATTCCACAAGACCCATTTCAGCAGCGGCTTGAGGATGTCATCTTTGATCTCGGGCTTTCGAATCTCCTCTTTGACGAAATCCATCACGAAGTCGAAGAAGCCATTATTTTTCTCCATGCGCGTTACATTATACGTTAGAAATCCCTGGGCGATGTTTAGACATGCGCTTACAGCCGGTAAAGCCGATCAAACGCGCCAACGGCTACATCGTGCGGTTGTTCGATAAAGAAACGCAGAGCCTCCCCCGGATCCGGTTGATGGACACGAAACTTTCGCCGGTGGGGAACGGCGGCGGCAGCGGCGACGCAAACGCGAGCGACAAAGTCCGCGTCTGGATTCCTACGAACAACATCGGGCGCGATTACGTGCTCGACTGTGACCGTCAGGCGTTGGAGCTCATGATCAAGCACAACAAGCACTGGTTTCAAAATGCCCTCACGGCCGACAAAATCCGCGAGTTCTTTACAGACTCGTTTGACGCGCATGGGCGCATCCTTGCGCGCCTCTCGGACTCGCGCCCCTGCAAGTACTATACGGGAGGTAGAACCTGTTCGCAAGAAGACGCCTTTGAAGCAGCGCTTGCGAGCGATGCCAGCGTCGTGATCGTTCCGTCTGCGATTCGCGTAAGCACGACGTCGTTCAGCGTGATCTGGTACATCGAAGAAATCCACATTCAAGACGATTCCGAGGACGACAGTGTCGAAGACGTGGATCGCCTCGAGATTGAGTCGCAGTGGTCGCTGGAATTGCAGCAGGCGTCTAGGACTGTAACTGACAAGATGACCGCACTTATGCAAAAATACAAATACCTCGAGACGCTCAACCGACAGATGCACGAGCTTTACGAGATCGCCAAGGATCAACCACGTCCGGACAAACTCTGGAACGACAACCTGGAAAAACTGGGTCAGAAAATCTTAGGCGTCAAATCCGGTCAATTGATCATGGAATAGACTCGGGGCGAGACATGCGCCGCACACGAAATATTTTATCTGAGATAGAATATAGAATCTCAATGAAGCTTGCCTCGAAAAATACCTACGTGGTCGTGACTGTACTATTGCTGGTCATCCTCCTAGGATTTGTGTTCCTGACCTACAACCGCAAGGCGAAGATCGCCAACATTGAGAAGTTCTACGGTGACATCATTCAACAAGAAGTGCCGACGGCCAAGTCGGTCGCCGAACTCTCCAACCCTCGCCCGGATGCCGCCGCCACCGGCCTCGGCAGCTATGGCGCCTCGGATCCGCAAGGCAACGAGGTCTTCAACGAGGTCAGTGGCGCCACTGCCCCGGCCGTGCCCTCGCCTTCGTGCTTCCCGCGCGATCGTCTGACCGCCGACGACCTGCTGCCCAAGGACGCCGCCAACAGCCGCTGGGCTCAGATGAACCCGGCCGGCCAAGGCGATGTGCGCGACCAAAACTTCCTAACCGCTGGCTACCACGTGGGTGTCAACACCCAAGGCAGCAGCATGCGCAATGCCAACCTGCAACTGCGCTCGGAGCCACCGAACCCGCAAGTGCCGGTGAGCCCCTGGAACATCTCGACCATTTCGCCGGACGTTCTGCGCAAGCCGCTAGAAGTCGGTGGTGATTTCTAAACGCGCCACTTGACACTTAAAGGAATCGGGCTTTCATTTTTCAATGTCATTCGCGAGTAGCGAAGAACTCCTTCTCAAATCATTGACGAATTATTTCCAAAAACATGCACGACATCGTGACATCTTGTACAAGATTGTGAGCGGCCAATACAGCATTTCCTTGCGCGTCATTGATTGGTTCATCACGCATTATGCCAAAGCGATGAACATCTTGTACTGGATCGATGAGTCCAAGAACACCATCGTCGAGCAAATGCCGAACAATGCCGCGACATTGGCGCACTACAAGAAGATCCATCTGTATTACGAATACCGTGCACAGCTCAAGAGCTACACCAAGATGCACTTTGACCCTTTCCGTCGCCACGAGCGCATCACGTTTGCGCTCGATGCCAAACCGACAAGCCATGGTGCTACCTCACCTCGCGCCAAATCCGACGAGCAAACGAGTGCGGCTCGTGTCATCGAGACCACTGTTGGGCAGCTCAATTTCTTCCGATGGGCACTCCAGAATCATGTGATTGATTACATCCACCAGTACCTCCCGCAGATCGAAGGCCACATGTCCATGCACCAGTCCAAAGCCGCCGCAGCAGCAAACCCGACGGATGCATCAAGCTCTAAGAAAGCTGCCACGGCCACCAAAGCAACAAAAGCCACGAAAGCTGCCGTTACAAAAACAATGAAGGCAGTAGCCCCTGCGGGCGGCTCCAAGACCCAAAAGCCGTCCAAAGCAAAACCTCTGATAACCGCGTCACCTACGCGCACTTGTCAAGTGCGCTTTGACTGAAAGCGTTGTGCTTGACGACAAGACGCACCACATTCGCCAAGTCTTCCATCGAGCGATTATTTTTTATGGACACGTCCCCCTCAAGCGCTTGGATGTTGTCTTCACACGCATGCATGGGAACCTCGGGAGCATCGCGGGTTACTTTGACGACGACGCCGCCACGGCGGCGAATCTCGGTCAGATCATGCTCGAAGCGCACGTCTGGAATAATAATAAACTCCCCGAGCTCGCCGCTATCGTATTTGCGGTACAAAAGCCGCGTGAAGAAATCCGTTCCCATCTCGGCCATGGTAACCGCCGTAATTTTCTGGAATACGGAACGCGGCGTCACCCCCCAGGATGCATCCGGGGACTCCTTCAGGTTCCCTTCGATCTGGGCATCGGAGAACCCGAAAAGCGCCTTGGCGGCCTCCTTGATGGGCGCCGCAAGCCGCACGGTGCTGTAAGAATAGCCCAATCGCATATACTCGTGCGTTATCAATTGCGCAACCGTGTCTTTTCCCACGCGCGACCGCCCCAGAAGCCCGATGATACGCGGAGGCAGCATGCTATTTATCCAAGTACGTTTTATTTTATACCGAAAAAGCAGGACGACACAGGACGTAGTTAGGTAGGATGCAGGCTCGAATCGCACGGCTTCCAGTGGCAGCTCCAAAGCGTCGTGCATCTGCGCCCGTGCGCACTCGCGTACCACATGGAGGTGAGCGCCGTCTTTTTTCAGGTCAAATAGTAGGGATGAAGGGGAAGAACAAGCATCATCGCCGCGCGCGCGACTACGATTCGGACGATGATTTGTTCGGTCAGTCCCCGTCGTCCTCCATCTACCTCTATGAAGAGCAGGATCACTATGGCTCCTCTTATGCTTCGACAAACATGTTTGCTAAAGACTATCGCGAAGTCGCCATCAAGCCCCGTAATGCCAAACAAGAGGCTTACTTCAAGCTCTTGGAGGCTCCCAAGCCGAGCATTGTGATTGCCTATGGACCTGCCGGCACGGGGAAGACCATGATTGCATGCCACGTCGGTATTCGCAACCTGCAACAAGGCGCTGTCGGCAAGCTCATTTTGACGCGCCCAGCGGTAAGCGTCGAGGAGCAGCACGGGTTTTTGCCGGGCACACTCGAAGAGAAGATGGAGCCATGGCTCAAGCCTGTGTTTGACGTGTTCTATCAATACTATTCGCCTCAAAAAGTGCAGCATATGCTCAAACAGCAAATCCTGGAGATCTGCCCACTGGCGTACATGCGCGGTCGCACGTTCGAAAACGCATGGATCATTGCAGACGAGAGCCAAAACATGACGCCCAACCAAATGCTCATGCTCCTAACGCGCATTGGCGAGGGCAGCAAGATGATCGTGACCGGTGACATCCGCCAGCATGATCGCGGTTACGAGCGCAATGGTTTGTCCGACCTCTTGCAACGCATTGCGCCGCGCACGCCTGCTCCTGCTTCTGCGCCTGCACCAGTTGGTGCTCCGGTCATTGTGGATGTGGAGGCGTCGGAAACGCAGCCAGGCACGGCGTCTGCGGCGTCTGCGCAGCACAACCAACATAGCGACATTGGAATTGTAGAGTTCACACACAAGGATGTCGAGCGACATCCAGTTATAAAAACAATCCTCAAGCTGTATTCAGATTTGTCATCAGGTTATTAGTTCTCTGAGGACGGCGCACGTTCATCGATGATTTGAATCTCGCTCGGCGAGACAGGCGCGGGCGGCGTGGGGCAACCTTCCCATTCAATCTTGAACGGAATGAATTCTTCGATCGCACGCAGCGCTTCCGGCTTCCATGTCACACGCACTGGAATGAGTTCCTCAAGCAGCTCTTTCGAGGCCTCGCGCTCGCGGTTGATGATTCTCTTCACATCCGTGTGGAGTTTGCGAACCTGCATCGATCGAGACTGTTCAAGGACGCGGCGTTTTTCAGCCAGGTTCTTACGAACAGTGTCAAAGTAAGATGAGGCAGATGCACGGGTGATCGCAGCGAGCGGCATGATTTGGGAATCGGGTTCTTGATGATTGGTTAGATATTAATTTCAATGTGCGCCTTAAGCCGCGTGCGTCCATGCATGAATCGTTTGCATGACCAATGGGTGAAACTCATGCCCCGCATACATGCGCGCGCATGACTCGGGATGACGCATCTGCCGCTCATGGTATGCAAGATAGGTCTGCAAAATACGCACACCTTCTTCATAGGATATGAGGGTGCGCATGCGGTCGTTCGAAAGTTCGGCGTTGCCCACCTCCATAACAATGCAATGCGGCATGCGCGGGCATGCGATGATGGATGTGTGCGCCCGTCGATCAAGAAAAATGTAGTCAATGTCAAAGTCCTGTGCGTCATCTGCATCATACGTGTCGTCACTCCATGAGTCACTTCGAAAGGCGTAGAGCGGAATCATGTGCTGGAATTAACAGCATTCAATATTTTAATTTTCCGATTGGAAAATGTTCTTTTCTTGTGTTAATCAATTGCTTCAATAACTATACCACCAAAACGAAATTCATCCGCCCAGCATTTGATTCCGTTAATGAAACATATATGATCTGCTTCACATATATCCGAACCTTTTACTCTACTTACGAATCCACCGGTCCAGTCAATATTACTAAAGATAACCTCCTGTCCTTTCTCGTTTAAGAAAGGATACGTTTGTAAACACTCGCGACAAATATATTTCGGATGTCTATGACAAATTTTGATATGTTTCTTACAAGAAGGGCATTCTTGAGTATCCTCCATATCTATATGGAATATACCTGTTTCTTAACTAGTTCGTGTTTTGGATTTCAGGCATAAAGGACTTCTCCAACAGCTTTCCTTGCAAACTGCATTTGACATCGGAAAATTAAAAGGTTAAAGGTATTTAAAGGGATAACAAATTTTTTTTTATAAAATGTCAAATCATTACAAAAACCTCACAGAGGTCATGAACGACTTAGCAAAAGATATTATGACCATTCCTGACTTGCAAACGCAAGTGCCACTCCTACAAGAGTTTGACGAAGTACGCAAACTAGTTTTTAAGTTCCTTGATACATTTCAAAAAACAAAAGAAATTGTAAAACCCGAGTCATCCGTATTTTTGCCAGATGTTGTGATCAAAGCCAAGTTAAAAACAAACGGTCTAATTATTGAACGATCATGGGATTACGCAAAGAGCCTTACATCCATTCCGAGTGAATACAGAGAAATGGTACACGATTTTATCCATGCCTACGCATGCACGATGCTCTCTTCATTTATGATTGTAGATGGAAAATGCCTAACAACAGAGGTTACACGTCATAACGTAGCCTTTGGAAAATTCAAGTTTGATCGCATAACTGTAGAGCTAGATGACAATTGACCCGAATCCTAACCCTGACAATTGATTATTTTTGTTCGTATGGACATACCATTGATTACTATCACGTCGACAAGATTCGTCCATTTGAAACTTTCAAAGGTTTAAAGATACTACGCCACTCTTAGTATAAAGTGTGTCTTAAATTTGTTTTGTGTGACACGTTTAAGATGAATTTGAATTCAAAAGGCGCTCCGCTGAATCGGCAAAGGAGCGCCGCTAAAATAAAACCATCCTGCGAATCTCTCAAGTCACCAAACATTCCAAAGAACTCACCGTTTGCCATTTGGAAATTTGCGCTCGGCACTCAAGCGCGCTTCATCATGAAGCAGCAAACCGATCGCGACATCGGCATATGGATGCGCGAAGAGATGATCAAGCTCGGCCCTGCGTTCATCAAAATGGGGCAATTCATGTCGACGCGCTCGGACATCATCGGGAAAGAGCTCAGTGCCGAGCTCGTCAAGCTGCAGGACGCGATTGATTTTGTAGACGGCGAGCTCGTGAAAGATGTCATCGAGTGTGAGCTCAAGCGACCGGCCTCTGAGGTGTTCCGTTTCGTGGATGAAACACCGCTGGCGTCCGCATCGATTGGCCAAGTCCATGTCGGCGAGCTCCTGGATGGAACGTCCGTCGCCATCAAGGTCCTCAAGCCAGGGGTGAGCAAGCGCATCAAAGAGGACCTCGAGACACTGAAGGCCATCAATGATGTGTTCTTGAAGCTGCGGTTCCCTCGAGCCATCGAAATTGACCGGATTTTGCGGCAATACGAGACCTTCCTCAAAGGCGAACTCGACTACGAGCGCGAACTCAAGCATATGGAGCGCTTCCGCGACCTGCTGGACGGCATGGACGTCATCATTCCGCGTCCGTACCCCGAGCACAGTACGCCGGCGATGCTGGTCATGGACTACGTCCCGTCGCATAAGATC